AAAAAATGCACCAAATAAATATTACATGTAGTAAAATATAAATTGTGGATACATTCTATAAAGCAGATTCTTTTGAAAGACGTAACATATTGATCTCAAATCTCTTGATATTTTGTGAACTAACAATCTGGTGTATATAGACGATTCTGTTTTATAGGATGTGTTTACACGTATAACAAAGGGGTAATACGGATAGATTTATACTAAATGAACGTGGTTCAAGTCGGAGGAAGGCACCTTAGGGTGTCTTTTTTTTATATTTATAACTTTTTTTAGAAATTATTTGAAATATTATACAAAAGAATATATCATTATATAGTAATTAATTATAATTATAGAAATATTTAGGGGGATTTTTAATGAAATTAGGGAAATTAGCATTAGTCGGAGCATTGGCATTAGGTGGTTTAACAGGTTTAGCGACATTGGACGCAAAACCAGCGGCAGCAGCAACAGAAAATGTTCAGAAAGCGGCAGTATCTGATAACTGGCCTTTCAAAAACATTTATGAGTTAGCAGCAGGTACAATTGCATTACCAGACAAATGGTTGAATCAGTTTAAACCTGCGTATTATACAGGTGACAATATTACACTTACTTTCAACTGGGTAGATGGAATCGGTGATAATGCGGTAAAAATCTATCGTGTCTTAGATGACCAGCAAGGAACTTTAGCTCGTTATCAAACAATCTATCCAATGAAGAATTTTAATGGAACTGATTGGTCAGCAGTGTGGACAACAAAAGTGACATCTGTTTATGAGAATGGTACTTATATTGCAGTTTTAGAACTTGCTGGAGGCGACTATTACCGTAGCCAAACATTCACAATCAATCGCTAGTAGCTGTACCATCCTAAGCAAGACGGTATAAACTGCTTACCTTCATCTTAGATACTACAGTGATGATTTTATACATAAAATATAATTATCAAGTCGGAGGAAGGCACCTTAGGGTGTCTTTTCTTTATAAATAAAAAAGCCACCTTTTCTCAAGGAAGCCTTTTTCATTTTCTGAAAAACTATTACCAAACTTCTAAAACAGAAGAATTTATTACTTTTCCATTTTCTAAATAACTATAATTAAGTTCTTCTAATACTAACCTATAAAATTCTTTATCAGAAATATATGGAGAATCCAAATCAAACATAATCACACTTGAGTTATTTCCAACTTTTTCGTAAATTTCTAATACTTCTTTTATCTTCATTGGTGAAATAATTTTCTCATCAATTTCCTTAGCATACTTTTTTAAAAGATATTTTTCAGGTCCTCCCGCTTCAGAAATCGCATGCATAAGAGCTGCTGATCCACTTACTGTTTTACCATTATCGTTAATAAACTTATCACCATACATTAACAACACTCCTAACAAATGATATATCCATAATAATACTGATTTTCCCACTAAAAGTAAAAAATAAACATACCTAAAAATACATAATTTCACGTACTATATCCGATGTATAAAACCTAATTCAGCAATAAGGGCTATTCTACCATCCGTCCCCTTATCCTCTAATTAAATAAGTAGTAAATCCTTTATTAATTCCTCTATCTTAATGAGTCATTCACCCAGGTCTTAAACAATCTCATGTTTTTCATCTTTTCTTCGTAATTAAACTTGACTGAAGGTCTTGAGGGTTTTTATCATGTGGGAATGATTAAGGAATACGGCTGGAAGGCAGATTTATCCCCTATTTTGAAAGATCACAAAAAAGTAATCAGTCAAAATAGATGGATAAGCGTCTTAGTTTTCGCCATGCGGTCACTTATAAGGTATCCGTATGTATAGACCCTGCTCACTCAGCGATTTTCACCGCATACATCCTTTTACTATGGCTTGTCCTTGTAATATCGTCCCTACACGACAAACTGAATGTACTCCCTAGCACCTTGATGCTAACGATAACCACCCGAACCTTTTAGGGATTCGTCCCTGGGCACGTTCTCGCCCACCCTCACCAGAAGAACAGGATTCCAATGAGAGGTGCTGTTTTTGTAGGCGCATACTCTGTACCCCCTGCACGACCAACAGCTAGCCACGCCCGTAACACGTTCCTCCTATATGTATAGCAGCACGGAATTACGGCTTATCAGTTTTTATTTACGTGGTATCAGGCAATTCCACGCGAACAAAAAAAACAAAAAGACATCTCCAATTCCTAAATGGCCTGTACATTCACAAGACTTCTAGGTTTAGAGATGCCCGGTATATATCTTTTGGACTACAAAATAATCAAAACTAGTATTTACTAGTTGATATTTATCCAAACAATAGATAAAATGGGTATATCAAAGAAGCCTCGTGAAAAGGCATAGTTGTTTAAGGTTAGTGTTGGTTCACTACTTAAACGTAAACACTGTGGGTTAATACAGTTAATTTCTAGACAAGTGGTGGTACACTTGCTAGAGCTAGTCATTCCCGCTAAAGGTTGGTAGCCGATAGCATATGGGAGTGGCTTTTTGTTTTATGTTCATATTCAATTGTCTTATCGATCTTCGTTTATGTAAAATATCAAATTATGTTTTGTTTTGTAGAATGTTGCTTGTTGTGTACTACGTTACAACAAGCTTTTTTGTTTGTAAACAGCGAAATGACAACTTAAAACTACGCATAAGTGTAAATGTATACCTACGAAAAAGTGTAAAAGTATACTTTTCTACCATACTTTTAAATTTGGTATACCTTTTCTAACTTACGCATAAGTAGAAAAGTATACTTGGAACCTCATATTTATAATTGATTCCTTATTAAAAATTACAATTAACCCTTTATTAGCGGTATATAGAGAATAATCCTCCAAACTACGCATAAGTGTAAATGTATACTTTTACACCTTTAAAATCACCACTTCTATAAACTACGTATTAGTAGAAAAGTAGAAAAGTATACTAAAAAATCTTACGCTATAGTATACTTTTCTACTCTTTCGATAAATTTGTTGAAAAAATATAAACTTTTCTTCGGTATACTGTTGCGAATATTGTATGTAGATGTTACATTTTACTCAAAGGTATACTTATTCGGAGTTTTATGGAGGAATGTCGAAAATGACTAGACAAGCAACTACATACGTAATCGGTAACTTTAAAGGCGGAGTTGGAAAAACAAAAACAGCTACAATGTTAGCTTATGAAGCAGCTACTGTATTTAACGAAAAATGTCTATTAGTGGATATGGACCCTCAGGGTAATGCTACAAGAGTCCTTGCTAAAACAGGAGACATTGAACAAATAGACAAGTCTATTACAGATGGATTTCTAAATCAGAATTTAGAGAATGAGATTATCCCAGTTATCGAGAATTTGGATATCATTCCATCTAATACTTCATTTAGAAAGCTTTCGAAAATCCTCTTCGATATGTTCCCAGAGGATGAACTTGCACAAATTACATATTTAAAGAAGTTACTAGCACCATTAAAAGATAAATATGATCGTATCTACATTGATGTACCACCAACAATCAGTGACTACTCAGATAACGCTATGATAGCAGCTGATTATTGTATCATCGTTTTACAAACACAAGAGTTATCTTTAGAAGGTGCTCAAACATATATCGCTTATATGCAGTTCTTAGCAGAAACATATGATGCAGACCTACAAGTTTTAGGGATTATTCCAATGATGTTACATCAAGGAAAACGAGTGGATAATAAAGTACTACAACAAGCTCAGGAAATGTATGGCGGAAACGTTTTAGATACCATTGTGAGATATCAAGAGCGCCTAAAAGTTTACGATATTGAAGGCATTCATAAAAACGTTAACGTTAGCGGTAATATTGATATGTGGGATGAAAAAGCTCATCAACTATTCATCGATGTTCTAAGCGAACTAAATGAACATGAAAATTATTTTGCTACTATTAATGCTTAAAGAGGAGGTTCGTCATGTCTAAAGCACCATTTCAACCTATAGTCACAAAACCTGGAAACACTTTAAATGACAAAGGTGTACAGATAAAAGGAACTAACGATTTTGGCCGTAATAGTGAGCCCGTTAAGAAACAAGTTATTAAGCCTATTATCAATAAAGCTAAAGTGACTGCTCCTGAAAAGCCAGATCAACGTTTAGTTCCATCTAAAACGGCTAAAATTTCACCAGCTGTTCTATTAAAACTAAATACACTTAAACCATTTATAAAAGAACAAGAAAGTATGGATAAGGCATCGATTAACAGTATTATCGATATGCTTCTTGAAAGCTATGTAAATACTAAGCTAACAACAAGACAATCTGAAGGTTATAAAGGGATGTACAAGCACCTTTATGAAATGTTGGAAAAGAAATAAACAACAAATACAATTTTCCTAGTCTATAGAATAATTCTTAGCATTTTCAATCCTAATGTTAATGGAGATGAATTTCATGGGAGTAATTACGAAAAATGGCGATAATATAATTAATTTCGATTTATTTATAGAAGAGTACGGTTGCATAAAAGTTGAATTTAAGCAAAAAGAAGGGGAAAGGTACTATTTATATGCTTTTCGTAACGATTTATCTGAGTGGGATTTTAATAAAGGCGAATTAATTTTAGTGACCCACAATGAAGATAAAGTTAAAGAGATCTCCTCAAAAGTGCTAACTTTATATGTAGGTGAATTCTTTTGTAAAGAGTGTTTTAGAAAAAAAGATATTGAAAAATTATCTAAGAAAGATAATACGAAATATTGGTGTCATAATTTTTGGAAACAAACCCCGAATCATACTAAAAAATTACTACAAGATGAAATTTTATATTCAATAGATGATATGGATTGGTCTATGGTAAAAAGTATAACTAATAATGATAAATCTTTTGTATTCTTTGGAATATGTTCAGATTTTTGCATGACTCGTGAAGAATTCAAAAATAATGATGTAATACAAGAAAAAATAAAGTTGATGGACGACATATGGGAAGAACTAATAACAGATGAATTAATGAATGGCCCTGAAAGTTTATTAGAAGATATATTATGCGACCATATATTCATCATTGAAGAAGGTATGTCTTTTATAGAAAGACAATATAGAGTTGAAAATGGGATTATTGATATTATAGCGAAGGATGAAAATGGCACTAAATGTATTATTGAATTGAAGACGGTTGATGATGATAAAAGTTTAGTGTGGCAATCTGCTTATTACCCATCCTGTTTCAATGAAGATGTTCGTATGATTACAATTGCTCCCAATTATTCTACTCGAATATATAACGCTCTTAAAAATATAAACAATGTTGAAATGAAAGTTTTCGGAAAAGGTCCAAACGGGAAACTCGATATAAAAGAATTTGATCCAGGAGAATCTGTTTCGGAAATAACAGAGGAATTGCCAATTATCGTGTGAATGATTTAGCCCTACATATGTAGGGCTTTTTGTATAATCACTCTTAAGTAGAAAAGTATACTTTTCTACTTTTGCGTAGTTTTATGCAAATCCTTTACCAGAACCACCACGGCTGTTTCTTCTTTTTTAATCCTGTGCTTCCACTCGTTCATTATGCGCTAAATGAAAGTATCCACAAAATAAAAATAACCCTAATCTATTAACTGTCCTGTATCAAATGAACAGTTCACTATAAATATGGGCTCTTTTTTTTAAAGTTCACCAATATGGGCTTTTAATCCTACAATATCGAATACTTTTTTTATTTCATTTTTATCATTTGTATTAATGAAGCTCTCTTGTTCGTGTGAACATGAAACTAACCATTTTTCTCCCTTTTTAAAGAAAGATAAATCTTCCGGCAAATCTGGCTGTTCCCAACAATATAGTGAATTGGATAAGTCTTTCAAAACCTTTTTCGCATGAGTATTCGCGTGATAGAAATAAACTTTTGCTGTTTGATTATCACCTAAAATAGTACTAGACCACTCTGATAGTTCTCTCATTTCAATCAATGAAAAGTCAAGTTTCTTTAAAATTGTATCATAAGAATCCAATGGCCCCATATCTTTCCTTAAAACTAAATGGAATGTATCACAAGTTTCAAAAGCTAAGTCTAATAAATCTACGTACACTTGATCTTTTGGATTAGAATCAATAATTATCATTGTGTTTTCCTCCCTTTTAAAATACTCCATATCTTAACAATAAAGATATGGAGTATAAAAGTAATTATATTTTATCTAGGGCCACCATAGAAAGCATGGCAATTCATACGTACAGATTTACCTTGTTTTAAATAACTAACTGGATGATAATGATAATGTTTCCCACTACCATTCGCATCAATTTCTGGTCCAACAGCCTTTCCAATCATACTAGCCATTTTAGCAAGACTCTGCGCGTTACTTTGAGATGTAGACCACGTATCCCCCCCACCTTGTAGATGAGTGATTGCACGTGTTGTATCCATACCATTTCCGATAAATAATCCTCCAGTACGCCTGATAGCTACGTAATGGGTTTTAGATTTAGAACGTTTAGCAAATTCTTTATAAGCAATATATGTCGATCCACCAATTGCAATAACAAGACCCGAAGCAGCAAGTGCTCTTAAAAGTTGTTGAGTAATTGCAACTCCTATAGGAATAGCGAAAGCTGCTGCTGCTCTAGACGGATCTGCTACTTTAGAAGAACTGACTGTGAACTTTTCTTCTGTTTCAATATCAGTGACAGTTGCTTCCACTTCTTCTGTAGTTACATTTTCAACTTCTAATTTATACTCTTTCCCAAGTTGCCCAACATCTTCAGACTTTTCATTAGTTTGTACAGACATATCTAAAGTTTCTTTATCTACTTTTATTAACCCTTTAATCCCATCGATTTCTGTTTCTATTACTAGTTTATCATTATCATTAGTGATAATTTTATAATCTTCATTACTTACAGCATGAGTTTCCTTTTGAAATCCCAAAGTGAACACTAAGGTGAAGCATAACAATGCGAGAATACTTTTTTTTATAAATTTCATCTACTAATCTCCCCTTCTTTCTACTTCCGTGCGCACATTCTAAAATATAATTGATCAGATTATATATATAATCATAGTATTAAAAGTAAAATATTTCTAGTATTGGAATTAAATAATTTATATGTTATCATTTATAATTTAATACAACACTTTACTATATTTACTATATTTATCCATTTTTTATTTATCGCGTTTCTCTATTAAAGTAAACTCTTCCTAACAAACGTTAAAGCATATTTTTAATTAAAAATATTTACAAAAAAAGGTAGAAAAGTATACTTTTCTACCTTTGCGTAACTTGTATAAATGCTTTTACCAAAACCGCCACCACGGCTTCTTCTCTTTTGCAGCAGCAACCTCATACCGAAACTCCTGCATCATTCTCTTCGTATCCTGCATCTCACGCAGCGTTTTCATAAGCGTCTCATCCCGTGCTTCCAATCGTTTTTCCACGCGTTCATTATGCGCTTCTACACTCGCTTTGATTTCCTCGTTACTTTGCTTCGCCTGCTCACTTAATCGCTTCTCCATCGCTAACATGCTTTGATTCATTTCTTGCGCCATAACGCTGTACTGTTCCTGTAATTGTTGTTTAATGTGGAATGGCACTAAGTCCGTTTCCTCAGCCTCTTCTTGAATCAGATCCGGATTAACCTTCTCTATTTGCTGCGCAATCATCTTAGCTGCCTTTTCTAGCGTCATACCGTCATGCTTGCTGATTTCAATTAATCTCTCAATAACCATAATATCGCCTTCTGAGTATTCCCGTCTGCCGCGCTTATCCTTCTTTACTGCGAATCCCTCACGTGACAATACTTCCATGTACTTTCTAAGGGTGCTATCGGAAATTCCTATTCGTTTGTATACTTCACTAGCAGAATAAACAATTTCGTCCGTCATAACGTCACAACACCTCCTAGTGAGAGTATTCCATGACAGTTAAGGAATTCCTGCAAATAAAAAAGCCCTGGTATATAGGGCTTAGTTTTTACCACATGATATTTAAGGCCATATGAGAATAAGAAATATAACAAAAGCAATTAGTAATATCCCACATCCCATTGTCGGTTGCCCCATTTGAGATCCGTACTTACTAGAAATTGAACCTGCAATTATAAGAAATACACCAGCTAATATCAAAAATAACATGGTGAAGATAACCAAATTCATCCCCCTCAAATTTTGATACACCCTTTATAATTTATTTAATTCATATAAAGTTTATTAAAGCTTTTAAATAGCTTTAGCAATCTCAACAAGCAGCCTCATAAATAAAGGAATCATTTGAACAACTATATAACCAATCCCTGCACGACTTATTAGTGAGAATCCCCGTTCCTGGCTACCTACCATAATGAACAACCCACCGCATAACGCTACAACGGATGCAATCGGATAGGATACTGCTTTAATCAAGAAGATAACCGGTTCAAACGCATTTACAATACGATTGTATAACTGGCCATCTATATAATTTTTTATTGCCCCGTCATTGGACTGCACATCTTTAAATACTTCATTCACGTCTGGATTATTACCATCAGCAAATACATGAGGAATATCTATAATATTGCTGAATATAATAGCACTACCGATCACAATACTTATTCGCGCCGCCACGGGTGCGTATTTTTTTACTTTCTTTTTGAACAAGCTCCACTTTTTCTTTGCTCCATAGTTACCATCCATAAAATCTTTGATGCTCATTGTCTCAGTTGCCATATGGACCATCTCCCTATTTTTAATGGAAATCAGTAACCGTAAATATGTTACAATCCAATCCCTCACAAAGCTTTTGAAGGTTCTTCCTGCGATATTCCGTCGTGGTGTACCAAATAAACTTAGGTGTCTTTTCAAATACTTTGCATTCCATTAATTTGCGATACTTCTGCATCTTGATACGGTTCGCGCTCATCTTTTGTTCATGATCCACCTCTACAATGTGGTAACGGCCATTATCCGTAAATAGTGCATCTGCAATTATGGAAACGATACCTTTCACATTCATCTTTACTTCCTGCTTCCACGTTTTCGGGCATTCATAAGCAATGTAGATGTCATTTCTCATAATGTAATGGCGAAATTGATTCGAACGTTTGAGTATCTTCTTACTTCCAATACGTTCACGCCCTTCCTTGTTAAGATAATAAACCTTCTCTCCATCCCTAAAGCTAGATACATATTCTTCAATTCCTTTCATGACACGAGAAGCATTCCTGTCACCACCAAGATCGTGAAGTACCTGGATTTGCTTTCTACTAAGAAAGCCGAGTTTCTTCAAGCTCAAGAGTATACTTTCCGTTCGGGCTTCCTTCATTGCTAACTTTTGCATTTTCATACTCCTTCCTCGCTCTGATGTTAATGTGTGGCTTTATAATGTTATCTATTTGCTTATTATCGATATAAACCGTCTGTACGACCTTCTTCTCGTTCGTTTGATATATAGCCCTTCCCTTTATGTTAGGAAGACTCTCTGCGCCGCCTTCATCTAGCACAGCACGACTCCCTGCTTCTGTCTGCAGTCTGAAGCAAACACGAGCGCCAATGTTTTGACGCAGTTGTGACGGCATAGCGCTATTCGTCGGATATTGAGTTGCATATATTAAACGAAATCCAGCCGCCCTGCCACGACGACCAATATCAACAATAATGTCCTGGCACTCCTGATATGGCGCTATATCGGCTGCTTCATCTACGATTACAAAATACCGTAATGGATCCCCGGCTTCTTTTATATCTTCGTATCCTTTTTCTAGTAAGTATTCGTTTCTAGCAGTCAGTTTATCTTGTAATTCCCTTAGAGTCTCAAGTGCCTCCTCTGGGTTCTTCGCAATCGATTCGACTTGATTTAGGAATCTGTATCGGTTGAAAGAGAGCCCCCCCTTCAAATCTATAAGGAATAGCTTTATATTTTCTGATTGGTTGCGTACCAAGGATGTAATGATGAGCTTTAGTACATTAGATTTACCCATATCCGTCATACCGGCAGAGATCATATGTGATAACTGGTCAAAGTCGTGTTTTATCAATCCATCCCTTGTATAACCAATAGGTACTTCCCATCCCCTACATTGTTTCATCATCTCATCTTCAAATTTCACGAAATCAGGAATTCCTTTCTCATAAACTCGTATTTTAAGTAATCCATCGTAAGACAGCTCAATTTCCTTTCTAACGAGGTTTTTCTTGTTTATGATGTTTTGCATTTGTTTTAAGATGTCTTTTCGCAGTCGAAGAGATTTGAAGTCTTGTAGTTTAAAATCATAAACTTTGCTCTTGTGATTTAATCCATCCTCTAAATGTTGTATCTTTTGTTCGAAATCGGAGAAACTAAGACCAAGCGGAATCCTATACGCATATTCAACTCCCCAATCATTTCTTGTCTTACGGAGTAGCTGTATAGTCCTAGTTTCTTTCCCTTCCTTAACCTTCAAACCACAATTAGCGCAGATCCTTTGAATCTTAGAGGCATCATTTGTTGCTCCTTTTTGATGCATTTTTGATAGAAAGACTACACCACCAACTGCCGCTGAACTTACTAACTCAAATATCAATGTTCAAACACCACCCTTCTTTATGTATTCTGCAAGAATAGTCCCTAGAGATTAGAAGAGAGAAAAACTGCTATGAATCATTGAAACTACTTATCTTTCAATGTCTGAAGCAGTATTCTGTAAACTAATTCTATTTGGAATAGGTGAAACGAAGTTTTAAAAGGTTATTAATTTAGAACTTAGAATCGTAATTTGTTTGGTATGGTAAAAGGTATTTCGTACTGTTTGGCCTTTATGTCAGTTTTTTTCCCACGTTTAAAAAAATGACGAAAAGGGCAAGCTATGGTTGAGGTGGTAATATTGTTCGGATTAGGTAAAAAACGTAGTAAGTTCGGTCGTTGGTTAGACAAGCAAGGGATTACACAAGGAGATTTAGAGAAGGCCGCCAAGTTAAGTAGAGGTACGATTTCGAAAGTATGTAATGATAAAGAATACACACCTAAATTTTCGACTATATCCCAAATAACAAGGGGATTAAAAAAATTAGGGAAAAACATAAATGAAAATGACTTTTGGATGTAATAATCAGCTCTCAAAACCGGGGACTGATTATTTTTTTCTTGAAATTTTCCTACCACTTTGATTTTTTAATTACTTGCCCCTCTTTAATAAGTATAAAGGGGGATTTATAATGCAAATTAATTTCAATACTAATGGAAAGAAAATCAAATTTAAAATGACGGTTAACAAGCCTAGTTTTAAAGTCAAAGCAACAAGCCTGTTAATATTACTAAGGATTTCAGAAATTTTAAGTGCTATATCGCGTATCTTCTTTTAATAAAAAGCTGACTAAATTATGAAGATGGATTCTTACTTACTAGCTATATGACCGTCATTGATATTGATCCGTTGAATAAATCTATAATTTGTACGGATGCTTTTTACAATAACATGACGTTGAAATTTATCGATATTATTGATGCAAACTGAAAAAAAGCCGCCCAACAGGACGGCTCTTATTTTTGTTAATCAAACTATTCTTTTATATGAAATATCTAGCATATACCTAGACTTCGTTTGCCGTTACATAGTATATTCCTTTGCTATTTTGTAATTTATATTCGACATCATTATCAATATGCAACATTGCATATTAAAATAATAATATATAAACATTGTAATTTACATTTAACCCCTGTAAAATTTAGGATGAAAAAAATATTATAGGAGATGTGATTATGAAGAAAATCTTAACTTCACTTATGCTAATTGGATTAGTAGTATTTGGATTTATTTTACCAAGCAATAATGCAAGTGCAGCTGAAAATACCCCACTTGTCGACAATGTGCAAATTACTAACATTGGAAACAATGAGTATATCGACTATGGACAAGGTAAAAAATATCGAGTTTATGCATATAAAAACACAACATTTAAAGGATATGCATATGACGCAAATGGGCAAGCAGTACCTGCTGGTACAACTTTTTACATTTACTTCGATGGCGCACTAAATTTTGCTAAAAAAGATATTTTATGTACTGTAGGAGCAAATGGTGCATTTGAAGGTTCAGTGGAAATGCCTAGTGGTAAGGGGAACTATTCTTTCTGGGCTTCAAGATCAACACACTACTATGATATTGTAAATCTTGGTTATTACAATGGTCCTAACAAAACTAATCCGATTTCAAAAGCAAATGAAAAAACAGTTTATCATTACTCTCATGGAGTATATCATTCATAAAAAAGAGCCAGCTCATAAGCTGGCCTTTTTTTATTTCATAGAAATATAGACGTGATAAGTCTTAGTATGTTTTTCCTTTTAAATTGTGCTCTTTGTATTGCATGGATGCTTTCGGTTCAAATACTGAGTTTAAATTTGATGAATTAGTGAATATATATTTTAAAAATCCACTCGACAGGATGAATTTCAATGTTTATTTTTTAATATACTCGTACCACCATTGTCTTTCGTCCATCCAAGCTGTAATCTTATCAAGTTCACCATTAGGTAGTGTCTCAGTTTGTAAGTACGCTAATCCAGTTAATGGATCAGATACAACTTGTCCCTCAGTACCGCGCTCATTCATAGCATTTACGACTTCCTGGACCAATGAAATGCCAAATCCACCAGATTTAACATATTGATATCCACCATTAGAAACGTTTTGTTCTGGCTGATTCATTTCTGTAAACCAAGATAAAGGTTTACTTCCGATTAATTCATTCAAATCACACTTACCGATACCAGGCACATTACCTGTTTCAGTATATTGCCAAATATCGCATAGATATGCTGGTCTCTTCCCACCATAACGTGGAATCCATACAAAGTCAGCAATTACATTTTCCATTCCAAATGGAGCATACATATGATGCCCGACATATAAACCAACTTTTTGAGCACCTAATCGGCGTAATTCATCAATAAATGCTTGTGTGCCCGCTCTCATATCATTCATTGTTTTTACTTCCACATCAGCAACCCAGACCGTTGCGCTCTTGTCTCCGCGATTCCAGAAGTCACGAGCTTCTATACGTGCATCATTTTCAGAAACAAAACGACAGAATGCATAGTTACCAAAAGGAATACCATGTTGCTTCATAGCTTGTACATACCCCTTATATAATGGATCTATATAATTTGAACCATCTTGTACACGTGTAATAATAAAATCAATATGTTGCTTTGCTACAGGCCAGTTAATATTACCATTCCATTTTGAAATATCTACAATATTTCCCATTATTGAACATCTCCCTTTTTCTCTTCTTGTTTTTGTTTACCACCTAAAATTTCAACTGCATTTGTTAAATCTTGTGGCAACGGAATACCCATTCGACCAGCATTTTCTAAAAGTGAAAGTAATTCATTACCCATGAAGAAGAAAATTGTTGCTTCTCGAATAGCACTATTACTTTCAAGTGCTGAATCTAGTTGTGCGGCCGCTCCGACCAAAAGAAAAAGCACCACCTTTTTGGCGATACCTTTGAAACCAACTTTGCTTTTTAATTCTCCGTTATATCCTGCTGCAATCATGCCAGTTAAATAATCAATAACTGCCATTGTGACTAAGATTTTCAATGTTGCATCCCATCCTCCTAAGAAATACCCACAGAAGCCACCAAAAGTGGCAATAAAAGTTTTTAATAGTACATCAATACGATCCATATTCTTTCCTCCGTTTCAAAATAAAAAAGACCAACTATTGCTGCTCCTGCTTTGTTTGTGTGTTATTTTCATTAGTTGATGTTGGCGGTTCTTGAGATGGATAATTCCCTGTAAGTGATGTATAACACTCTAAACAAATATTCTTTTTCGCAAACCCCATATCCAGTGCGTACAGACGAGCTCCGCGTTTACATATTTCGCATCTTGTTGCAATACGGAAATATATCGTTCCATCCGTTTCCCCCCACACCTCTACTTTATTCGCACCATATAAACCGGCATTGTTTAGCATATCAAAAGGAATTCGCACAAATACTCCGTTTTCGTTTCTTTCTGAATCTACTAACCTACCCGCAAACGGAGCACCTTTCCCTGCTTGTAAGGGATAACCTTGTAAATCTTTGTAATCGTCCATATATTTTCCTCCTAAACGTTAGGTAGCTTGTACCATTGTCCTCCCATTCCCATAAAATAAAACCCATAGCCTCGACCGCCATCAAAGAAACGAATGGACCCAGCTTGGCCCATTTTATTACGCCCTAAATTTATTCCCTGCGTTAGAATAGGTTGATGTATGAATACATCCTTTTCTGTACTTATATCAAAGGTCTGCCCATGAGCAGCTGGACCTATGTTGTTATTTACGCTGCCTATAGCAATTCTATTAAACGGTTGAAGACCATCGGCCCTTTCTGCTGCTGCACGGTCCCAGTTATACATGCAAGCATAGTTACCACTAACCAATGTTATCCCTGAAACACAAACAGCTCTACCTGCAGAAACTTGCGCATTTGCAGCTGTAATTTTAACTACAATCATATGTTCTTGTGGATTGTAATTGTTAGGAATGGTAAATGTGAAATTATACCTTCTAATTTCACCATAAAATGTAGATGGCTCTGGAAAATCTTTATATATTTCGTGCCAAATTTTATAACTCACTTCATCCAATGGCGTAACAAAGCATACCTGCAATCGTGGTTTTGCCGTTACACGTACACCATTAATCTGTGCGGTTCTATAATGTGCTGACAATGTATAAGAGTTTCCTGGATGAATCCCGTTTTGAACTTTTGTTTCTGGATAATTATACGTGTCGACACGGACTGCATTTACCATTTGTTCATAGTTAAATATAAAAGTATTATTTTCTATCACTACACCGTTTCCTTGTACTTTCCAAGGTAGACCGTATCCAGCACCAAACCCCTGATAATTGGGGTTACCTATGTTCAATTTTGGAACACTAGAAAAATCATGATCGGCTATTAAATTTCGTTTTGGCATAACGGTTGTTTTCGTTCCCCATTCATCTTCAAAAAGGAAGTCTAACATTTTAATAGTAACGCCGTTTTTATTAATGGTAATCTTATCGCCATTAACTTTAATAATATTCGTATCAATGCCCTTTGCCGTTAACCATTGCACCATTGTATCAGCACTGATAGCAAGTTTTGAAACACTAATAGTAATCTTTTCGGCTGTCTGGTTAATAGCAGAAATGATGTCGCTTTTTTGTACGGTACTAGTAATTACTTTTTCGGTTAAATCAATACGTGCTGCTTGTCTATCAACGTAAGCTTTATCAGCATAACGTCCATCAGATTCTGTTCTTGTATATACTTCTGTTTTAACTGCAGCAAGACTAATACCCTTTGCATTTGCGGAAATAAGACGTTCTAACTCTGTTACCTTTGTATTGTAACTTTCAGTGGCTATTTTTTTAGATATCTTATCTAATAAATCTTGCTTGTTTTTTGTAACAGTGTTCTTTAACTCAGGTATTTGAAAACCACCGATATAATCTTCTACTTGTTTAATTCCAACTTTTGCTTCAATTGCTGTGGCCTGTTGTTGAATTTTAGAATTAGCATCGGTAATCTTTTTTCCTTGATCGGATACTACATTGTTCAAATTACTAACTGTGGTGGATAGCCCGCTTGCTGTTTGCTCTACTGTAGTCATACGCTTTTCGAATCCGGATTGGCGATTTTGCACATTGGTTACAGTGGTTTTTACGCCATTCACACTTTTTTCGATCTCGGTTGTTTTTTTAGTGAATTCATCATTCGTTACTTGGTTTTCTGGAGCTGGTGTCCAATCCTGTGGCTTATTACCTTTATATAAAGCAACCCATTCTACAACGGATTTTGTATTGTTATTTGGAAAGTTATATAGATTTAACTTTCTTTCATTTCCACTCGTTGTTACTACAGCTTTAAAAGTTACATAGGTAATACCATTCGCATAAAAACTTGTTGCATATCCAACATTATTTGAACCACCATTCTGCCAAATTCCAAATTTCTGGCCTTGCGGGACACTCCCTTTAATTACAAAAGTATATTCCTCACCTGGAACAAAATTTTCAGTTAGAGAATATGGATTGATTAGATAATCTGTTTTTTCGTATTTAACATTTGAATCTAATAACAGATTACGCCCTCCAGCTTTATCGGTATTAAATTTCTTTTCTACGATCTCCAACTTCTCACTAATCTGGCCGGCCTTTTCTGTAATTTCAGTTGTGGTTTTCTTTAGATTATTAGTTGTTTGCTGCATCTCAGAGATGGTCTTTTTCGTACCTTCAGCAGTCTCTACCACTGTACTTAATTTTTCAGTGATTTCACCGTCTTTTTTTATTAAAGATTCAATAGATTTAGTAAAACCTTCGTTGGTTTGTTTCATTTCAGAGACAGTTTTGTCAATTTCACCTTGAGAGTTTTGTACATTTTTTATCGTTTGCGAAACTTCTTGGAGACTATTTTTAACTTCCTTGAATTGTCCATTGGTTTCACTTTGCGCTTCTTCCACTTTCTTATTTAATTCTTCTTTTGTGAGTTTAATATCCTTATTAACCTGCTCAAGTGTATCTTTCTTAACTGACTCCACATCAGGAATAAGAAGTTCCCAATCTTTACCGTTCCATACTTTTAAGATACCAGGTTTACCATTACTGATATCTCGCCATATCGTCTTACCAATTTTAAGATTCGTTGTTGGCGGATTTACAGCTTCGATAATTTCCACGGTATTATTTTTTAGATTTTCTTGAACTTTTTCGGCTAATTCTTTTGCTATCTGACTCTCTTTTTGAGCTTGTTCGGCTGTCCCTTTCGCTTCTTCTGCCAACTTTTCTAGTTGTTCTAATAGTTCTTTATTAGCTTTATTACCTAAAGAAGCAAGTACTCTATTGTATAATTTTCGCATTTCTTCGTTTGGATCGGTAATTTCACGATAGTCACCAAATATATATTTATCTTGTGAAGAATCCGTAAATGATTCATCACAAGCGATTGCACGTGCTTCTAAATAAAGCTTCGGTGTAAATCCAGTATCTTTAATTCGAATTGTATCTCCTTCATTAATTATCTCGTGAGATAATCCAAATACACGCCCTATAGCTGCGCCTTCTACATCGTAAACAACAGAAGTATTAACGCGTTTTGCGAACTCTGTTTTCATAAGAGTCAAGAGACGCTTTGGTGTCATATTTTGTTCTTCTGTTTCTGGAGTGTAAAAGCCAAATTTATGTTTACCATTCTCGTTCCAGCGTTGATAGGCATCGCTATCAGTAATATAAGGTAAACCATCATTAATGCTTTCAACTGTGATAATGGTATTCCCTTCGCCCTGAACGAATCCGATTAAGGCAGTACAAATATCCCTAGAATGCTCAATACGTCTAACACCGACTAAATCCTTCCCTAAAGTTACTTCCTTGCCAGTGTCTCTACCGCGTTTTTTCACCATATCCACGTACCAGCCAACAATCTGTGAACCGACTACTTCTACACGGTATTGAATCTCTAATTCAAATAAAGAAGCTATTTTCTTTAAAAAAGTAAGAGGATCTATAATGGTATCAATGGTCATGGTATGGAAACCAGCATACTCTGTTTTTCCGCGTTTCCACTTCGTACCTACAAGAGCCATATCCATGAATTGATTTACTGTTTTACCTTCTATACGTTGTGGCATGATATAACCGTCTTTTGCTATCTGAACCCATGCACCCGAAGTACGTACAGTAAGTGACCTATCTCTTGAATCCTTTTCAACCTCATTATTTATAACGTAAGGAACAATCCGTCCATCACGTACTTCTTTTAAAACTAAATTTTGCTGCATAAGTGTCGCTGCATGCTCTGTATTATCAAACACTTTAAACTCTAAAGTATCTATATTGTTCTTAATCTCCCAATGACGTATATCATCCCAATAATTTTGTGGCTGGATATTAGCAACAATTTGGTCCGTTTTAAAATCAATAACATGAAGTGTGCCGCTAGGTGCTCTCATCGATATCTCTCCCTATATGTTACTTTGGCTATTCCCACATCGGAAGGCATAATTTCAAGCTTGTTTGAACCTTTGCTAACAACTGGATAATCACTGAATATATCTTTTAAATTTATAACTTTTTTACCATTAATCGATACAAGGCTTCGCTCGGTATCAATAACTACCTTATCTCCAACATCAAAAATGTAAGGTGGATTATCTTGTGTATTCATATTGACCTTCCAGATTTTCAAATCATCAATGCTCATGTCTGTACAGAACATGTTATCCGAAAATTGACTGATGCTAATTTGAACTTGTGCCACTTTGTCCATATTCACATTGTTTTCATCTTCCCACACAACAAAGCGTTCCGAGTCATCCTTTTCGGTATTCCATAAAAACTTAGAAATATACGCTTCCCACCTATTACCGGTACGCGCTAACCACAAGCGACCACGATATTGATTCCATGTAGTAGGATGGTCCCCTGGTTCATTTATAAGTACTCGCTCACCAACTGGTTTCTTTTTGTTGCCAAGCTTAGCGAACCCTGTATTTTGTTCAGCTTGCCAATGGACATCATTCATAGAAATACGAGCTACATAGTCACTGTTTTCATCCAATAAACCTATTTCAACGCGTCCCATTTGATCTGGATGCGAGCTTCTTACCCCAACATACGCCTGCATAATAAAGTCTTGCAGTGGCCCTTGCGGAATGTTCTTTTTGGCTATGCAACCATGCCATCCTTTTATGTTTGTTTCACCTAAATAAACCGGAACTAGGCGTGAGCCTGCATCCACTTTGAAAGCTCCTCCCCCTACCATATCTTCTGCATTCGGAACATCCGTCCATCCTATAGTGGTAGACATTTCATCCCACATAACACGCTGATTTCTCTCAACAGGTACCTGATCCATTCTAAGCGGCCATCCAATACGAAAGTAATTATCTCCATTCCATACATCAAGAAAAGTGGCGGGTTTCGTTACCTCAATTTCAATAATTGGGTTAGATTCGAGACTTCCTTTGTTTTGAATATTCGCTACTAGCCCACGCTCATTAGCTTGAAATTCTACGGTTCTTGTAGGACCTAATTTATATGGCATTTCACAAATAAAAGTAAGTACTCCTTCTCCTAAATTCACTAATTGCTGTGGGTCAAAAGATTCATCAATAACAGCCAAATACGTACGATCTTTTTCATCATCAAAGATCAGTTCTTGAGGTTGGTCTGTAATAAGCCAATCAGCTATTTCTTCCTTTAACTTTTCGGCCTCTTCCATAGATTCATAAAATAATGCAACTGGTACAATTATTTTTCTCATTTTTGTTTGTGTTCTTATCAAACGCCCACCTGGATAGTGAGGAACTTCAAGAAATGTACGTTCCAAAGGAGCCCATGCAGGGCGTTTTTTACCCTGCAATGGGATTACATTCGGATTGCTTTTCCCGTTAAAACTAAAGAAACTAATTCCAGTCATATCATCACCTGCCTAAAATACTCTCAATCTTTCTTTCTCGCTTTCTTGAAACTTGCTAACATCTGAGTAGATTTCCTTCGCTATTTCTCTGCCGTTCAAATTAACTTGCAAGATAGTTGGACCTTGTGATGCATATTGCTGCGCTCCAGCTTGTTGAGTTAATGGTAGTGACCCCATTATTCCATTAGCAATGGCATCAAAGGTTTGTTTGCGCAGGGGTAACACCGTTTCGTCATATCCTCGAGCATCCCCAACCCCGATTAATGTAGGGTTACCTGGTTTAATTAAAGCGCCGTTTGCAGCCCACTTAACACTGAAAGATGGTAAACCTTCACTTGCCCAATTAACAGGATTTAGTGATCCATTTACACTAATCTTCGGAACAGGAATGTGAATACCACTAAACATATTTGCTACGCCGTTTTTAATTTTATCAATCCAGCCCATAATTCCACTCCAAGCTTCTTTAATAGGATTAATCAGTTTATCTTTAATTTTCATAGCGGCTTCACCTATATCAATTGCCATACGAACTACAGAAGCGATTGGTTCCTTAATAAATGTCTTGAAATATCCAACAACAGTAGACCACATGCTACTAATCATAGAGCCAAAAGAAGATGCAAGACCTTTCACTGCGCCGAAAATTTGTTTAACAAATGAAAATTGAATAAGCCCCCAGATTAATTGGATTGCACCACTGAAAATTTGTTTTATCCCTGCCCACATTCCAGAGAAATCACCAGTTAAAACAGATGCGAAAAACTTAATAATTCCCATAATGAGATTAACAGCACCCTGGATAATATCTTTTATAGCGTCCCATGCACTTTTTACAATCATCATTACAGCTGGCATTACAAAAGTTATAATAGATTGAATGATTGAAAAGGCATTTTTTACGGCTTGTACAATTTGATCTCCGTTTTCTTTCCAAAACGAGGTAATTTGCGCTATAATCCCATTCACAAAGTTAAGGACATCCGTCAGTAAAGGCATTAAATAAGGAGCTATCGTGTTAAATACACCTTTAATAAATTCCCAAGTAGCGCCGATTATTCCCATAACTACTGGTGCTTGCGCTGCTATCAAGGATTGTACATCTTCTATGAAACTACTCAATTGAGCATGCACATCCTGAACGAACATAATAATATCCGCTTTCTGCTCAGGTGAAAAACCTAACTTGTCTAAGAAATTACTAGCAGCTCCCCAGTCACCAGATACAAGAGCTTTTAAAACTTCAATCCCTTGACTGACAGTTTGGACTACAGAGTTAACGATCGTAATTGCTTCGGTACTAAATCCAAGCTTAGTAAGGATACTTATCCCATTAACACCAGATTGTCTTGAATCAGAATCATCGCCTTTTGCCGCCTTCCAAAGGTCAGAAATAGCCTCTCCAATACTTTTAATAGGTGTAATAACCATATCTGATACTGCTTGCCATTTCTTTTCTTTTTCTTGTGCAGCATTGATAGCTTTTTCGCGATTTTTATATATCAGCTCAGATTCCTCAAGAATTTTGTTAGCTTCTTCTTGTTTCAACTTCCCAGCTGCAACATCTGCTGCTAATTCCTGCTCTTTGGTAGCTAACATTCCTTTTGCAGTAAGGTTTTCAGATAAAAGCCTATTTGAGTCTTCTATTCGTTTGTTACGCTCTGTTTCAGAGATAGCTCCTTTTTCGTACATCATTTGAGCAATTTCTTCTGCTTGTGCATGGCGAGTTCTTTCTGTAGCCAACGCTTTTGTTGCTTCGACGGCCTGTCCTGTTGGGTCTAACATTCTAGAAATACCGTCTATAAGACCTGTAGTTCCATTTGTAGCTGACATAAGACCAGGATTAATCATATCGAACAGAACAAGCCCTAAATTACTTAGGGATGATGTCATATTCTTAGTAGCACCCTCTAAGTTATTAGACATAACTTTAGCCATGCGATTAGCTGCGCCACTGGAGTTATCCATCAACATTTTTAATTCATCGAAACCTTTACCACCAGCATCGATTACAGGCAACCAGGCGGAGAAGGCTTCTTGTCCGAAGATAGATTGAGCAGCAGCGATTTTTTGTGATTGAGATAGATTACCGAACTTTACATGCATATCCTCTACAATGTCACGGATCTTTCTCATAGAACCATCCGCATTTGTAGTCGAAATACCAAGTCCGTCTAAAGCTTTAGCAGCATCTTTAGGCGGTTTAGCTAAGCGTGATAGACCTGCACGTAATGCTGTACCAGCCATAGACCCTTTTGTACCAGCGTTTGCAAATTCACCAAGAATAACATTCGTTTCCGCTAAATCCATACCGAAAGCGTGTGCTACAGGAGCAACGTATTTCATCGCTTCCCCTAATTGACTAATATTCGTATTGGTACTAGCCTGGATAACAGCGAATTGGTCAGCTGCTTTACCAGCCTCATTAGCACCCATGGCAAACCCCTGCATTGTATCGGTAACAATATCGGTTGCACGGCCGAGGTCCATATTCCCTGCTGTAGCCATAGAAAGTAATGGTCCTATTGCGGCAATTTGCTGATTAGCATTCCATCCGGCTAGAGCCATATACTCCATTCCCTCAGCAACTTCAGTAGCAGAATAACGTGTACTTGCGCCTAATTCACGAGCTTTTCCTGTTAAATCCCCCATCGCAACAGAAGATGAACCGGTAAGAGCTTCGACTTTACTCATTTGCTTCTCGAATCCCATTCCTTCTTTAACAGTTCCAGAAAATGCAGTGCCAAGACCAATAGCTAAACCTGCTATTCCTCCAAGAGCCAAAGCTGCACCGCCTACAGAAGAACCTAAACCAGCGGCAGCGGCACCAACTTGACCAAATCCACGCCCTAAGATACCTGTAGTCCTTTGCCCGCTTCTTTCCGCATTAGTCAATCCTCTTTGTAACTGATCATCCTTTAAGAAGATTGATCCAAACATCTTAAATAATTCCATTTATTCACCCGCCTTTCCGCGGATTTTACCAACACGAGCAAACACTTCTTCTTTTGTGAGTTTCTGTTTCGGTGTTTGTTCGATTGAATTATTATATTGTAGTACCTGTTCTTGCGTTGGGTTTTCGCGCTTATGTTTAAATTGAGGAAATGTTTCATCGCAGTACGGTTGTAGGGCACACCATTCTTCCCATAACATGCGGTCCATCTCTTTTTTCTTTGCGGTGAGATACAGATTAATAACTATCTCGACATCCAAACCACGTATGTACTCCATATTTGGATAACGAGAAGCTAACGTATCGATGAAGTCTATTTCATCAAGTTCACCGCATTGGAAAAAAGTTTAACCAATCCAACTTCTGAATCTTTGATTGCAGTAAACAGCTTAACTAACTCTTCTAGATTTAAAGTTCGTATTGTTTCCCAATCTGGAGATGTTTTTTTACCATTTTCATCTTCATAAACTAAAAGTCCAGCTACAAATTCAAAGAATTCCTGTTCCGCTTCTTCTAATCCGAAAATAAACTTCATGATAATGTCGTAACCAAAAGTCTCTTGTGCAGCTAATACATCAGCTTGTGTTGCCCCTTCTTTATTTCGTACGCCCATCATTAAATCTTTAAGTAAGTTAATATCCACCTTAAATTTCGATTTCTTCAAAATACGAACTACAGAAAATAAATCTCCGCCATGAATTTGTCTCACTTTGTATTCTTTTTCTTGAATTGCAATAGTCACATTTATTCCTCCTTAAAATAAAAAGAGCAGGGATTATCCCTACTCTCTAACCTGCTGGTATTAATTTAGCTACTTCTATCGCTGTTAAAATACGTTTTTTCCATGGTACTTTTCGAATATTTTCTGGATCACGGTGTCCTGTGAATGTTACTTCTGGAACAACTTCACTTTCGTTTTCAAATCCTAGTTCTAATGAACCGTCAGATAATGCGTTATATACGATAATTTCAACGATATCACCACCTAAAGTTTCACCAACCCATGCTACATTTTTAAGATAGCTTTCTTTCGTAAGACGTTCTGTAGCTTCAATCACGTCGTACTTAATTGTTTTCCCGTCTTTTGTAACAGTCTCTTCTGATACTTTTAAACCAGCAATAAAGTTTTTGATTTTTTCTTTATCCAAAAATTCAAGTGTCTTAAAACTGATTTGAGTTTTGGATTTAGTGATACGTTTCATCCCCATTGTGTCACCAGGAGAACCATCATATTCAATTTCTTTAAACTCTGGTTCATATTTAAATGAACCGCCACCTTGCGTAGCACCTACAGGAAGTTCATCTTTTTCTCCATAATTAAAGAAGAATGCACCCCAATCTCCGAAGAGGACATTCTCTGGTTTTGGTTGTGGAGCTGCCATATAATCAACCCTTTCTATTGTCTAAAATAAGTTCGTAAAATGAGTCGCACTTCTTTGCGTATGATATTTGGGTCTGGATCAGGTACTTTCTGACTCGAAAGATAAGAAATAGCAGCACCAAATTCAGCGCTGCTTAACCTTTTTCTATGAAGATTGTTTTCTAGCTTCATAATCAGTTCATCTATTTTACTAAGATGAGCAGAAGTACCGTAAATATCAATTGTAAGCATGATATTCTTTCGTCCCCATGGTTCTTTATCATCATTAACCGTGTACACCAAATAAGGCATTACAGCGGTTGTTTTAGCGATTTCATAATACGTTTCTTTATCAATTTGTTTTAATTCACTGTGTAATATATTTATAAAGTCATTCATACTATCTACCTCATTAACGACGAATAGGTTCGCGTGCCAACTTGTGTAATTTGCGGTTTATTGCTCTCTGCTGCTGGTCTAAGAAAAGGCTGTGCATGTTGCCCTTGAGTTTTAACCATCTTCCCTGTTTTAGGGTCACGGTACATCCAAGGAGTTTTACGCCCATCACCGTCTACAGCATAAATTCCTGTTCCTTTCTCAACATAAATTCCATGATCAGCAGAAGTACCGATAATAACTTTTTCTTGCTCTGCTTTAGAACTAATGCTTCTTCTTAGATTGCCAGTGTCTACAGCAGCAAGTAATTTAGCTTTAGAAGATACAAATTGACCAATAGCAGTATGAGCTGCTTTCTTTGCAGCCAAATGTCTTGCCATAACAGCGGCTCTATTGGATTGGAATTTCACGCTCATATGGCAACATCTCCAATTCTATTTGAAAGAATCTACCCGCATTCATTGGATCGCCCGGATAAGTAACGCTGTATACCTTCTTATCGATAACTAATCTATCTTGAATAGTTACGTCGAAAAGCATGCAGTAAAAGAAATGTGTGCTTTTCTCTTCTACTTTCTTATTGCGAGCATCCTTTGTCCCTTGGATTGCATCCAATACACCTTTAACAGTATTTATTTCTTTCCATTCTTCTGTTGGATATGGCCCATCATCAAAACCAGCGTTGCGAAGTACTGTAGCATCTTTGCCAAACTTACGTAGCATTGAATGGATCATCGAACACGTAACCTCACTTTCAGTCCTTTCGTGATGCTTGCTGGATAATCTCCCACGTCATCATAAGTAACAGAATAGTTACCTAATGATTCGCTTTTCTTCCCTTCTCTCTCCCGCTCCTTATACTGATGAACCACCATTTTAGCGATGATACCAGGATAAGCAGGAGGGAATTCAGGAATAGTTCTATTGGTATACTCTGCAACCATTAACATTGTATCTTCAATGCTTATTAATAAATTTTCATCACTTATATTAGGTACTTGCAGTTTTACACGTTTTAAAATTTCTGCTTTCATATCTTCCATCTAATCACCTACTTACGTAAAAGAAAAAAATGGAGAAGGCTTATTAAGCCCCTCCACCTGGTTTTTCCGGAGTAATTGATGTAACTGTAGCTGTAAGTACCGCTATTGACTCTTGACGAAGGATATCTCCACCATAAACCATAAGACCACGAATACCATCTGCAAAGGAATTTTGCAGACGTTGTGCCTCTGTTTCAGTTAACTGTGTCCCGTATCCAATAGCAGACTTATGAAGACCTAAAATTTTATACTTACCACCAGTACCGTGAATTTCTTCTGATACAACGATTTGTGATCCATTAATAATCTGTCCTTCAACAATACCATTTTCTAAAACAACAGGTTGCTTAGTAAAGCGATCATCTTTAGATAATAAACCTAAAACCTGAGAATTGATGATTGTGAATCGTTCAGTTTTAGGAACCTTTTTAATATTTAAAATCGTATTTAAGTCTACAATGTAATCATATGCATTTTTAGGTGATAACTCAATTGGACTAGAGTCACTCCCAATTGTATGAGTTTTATGTGCGCCTTTATAAAGCCCTAATACGAATGTATCAACGGTTTCCTGAAGTACCGCTCCTGCCTCTTGTGTATGTGGGTCGATTAAATCTCCAGCAGCCTGAACTGCATCTACATCATCAACTTTGAAAGCAAAATACTTTTGTTGATCCATATTAATTTCTACTTTAGAAGGGTTGGTATCATCCCATTCGATTGTACCATTATAATCTTTTACATTTACTGCGCCTACACGATTAAAGATAATCTTATTACCTTCGATTTTCGTTGGCGTTGTTGTAATTAAATCCGCAATAGAACGCTTGTGAAAGTTCGCCATCAAGCGCGCTTCCCAAATTGTTGGAATAAAAGTTGATACTGACATATATTAATTCCTCCTTAATGTTTTTCCATAACAAAAGAGATTACTAAACTAGCAATCTCTTTTGTTCGTTTTATATTTTTTTGAATGTACCATTCAAATCACTTAACTTTCCTAGTGCTACTTACCCCAATTGCGCATATCCTTCTGAATTTGTGGCCAGTTCGCATTAATTTCAGCTTGACTCATTGAATTTACTTGTTCTCTCGTAAATCCCCCTCCAGTTCCGCCACTAACATGGATTTCTCGGCCAGCAGCTTTAAACTTTTCAGCCACTTTTACTTCTAATGCAGTAGAGAATAAATCATTAAACTTTGACACCCTAACTTTTGTATCTTCTACATCTGAACCAATAACAAAATCTACAAATTTAAGATCCAATCCAACCGCTGATAAACCATCTGATGCAACACTCTGCATTTCTTTCTGATGAAGTACCCTTTCTCGCTCTTCTAGTTGTTCCTGAAGTTGCTTCATCTCATATTCAGCTTTCTCTTGTGCAGTCATAGAAGCGGTTTTATAGTTCTCTAATTCCTTTTTTGTTGCATTCAGTTCTTTCGAATATTTAGAGCGCACTCTATCTTCCGCTGATTGTACCATCTTCTCAATAAATGTTTTTGTTGCATCATCTAATTTCGGTTCTTTTTGTTCACCAACTGGCGGTTCTTTTTGCTCTTCAACTAGTGAATCTTTTATATCATCCGCAGGTGATGTTTGTTCATTCTGTAGTGTCTCATCTGCAGGTATTGCAGGATCAGAAAAGAATTGCAGATTTGATAAACGAAACGGTAACTTTGTTAGTTCTCTTTCTTTTAAAAACTGTACTTCCGCTTGCTTTTGTAATTGTTTCATTATTATTCCTCCTCTGAGTTCCTATGAATACACCCTATTTAGTTCGTATTTTATAAGCCCTCGTGTGTTTTATTATTCAAGAGAGTCTTTCCATTCCTCGTAACTAACTGCGCTAATCACCTCATTCTTACCTGTAGTTGGGTTTCTGGCCCTTCTCTCAATGAATGAGCTAACATCCGCTACCTCAGTAATGAAAGTACAGCGGCATCGTACAACTTCTTTAGCAGGTAAATTACTATCATGTGGATATTCGCAACTATAACCACCGACTTTAAATAATCCTTTAAACGGTACTTTTTGATGATCTGCTGCTTGGTGAGTAGGACGCGTACGTTTATCTAATGTAGAAATCCAAATCTTCTTCATTGATACACCTTCATCAAAAGCGTGAGAAGCACTGTCATAAGTACCTAAGTTTTGCACCCTAGCACTTTCTGTCCAAACGACCATTTGGGCTTTCTTCGCATCACCATCAAGTATCGGCTTAATCCGATTTGCCATTGTTGCATATCCTTCGCCTTTTCTAAGACCGATAGATAACTCTCTGCGTATTCGGTTAACTATCTGTACTCGATGTGTACTTAACCTTTGATTGAGTGTCATTTTATCGATTGGCATTTGTACCGCTCGTTTAATGACGTTCGGGTCAAGAAGACCATACGAAAGAGCCACGCCGACTTCTTTCTCGATGAGATAACTCGTATAATAAAAAGACTCTCCATACTGATTGGAGAGCGTTTCATTGAGAGTTTTCTTTTTCTCATATGTTATTTCATTAATAACGTGTTGCAGTTCACTTTGCATGCTCTTATATCGATTGAATCGGCGCATTTCCTGCATACTCAACTGCTCATTTACGGCATATTTGGCATAATAAAAAGCCAGTATTCCTCTGACTTCTTCTAAAGCATCTTTATACAGGTAGAGAATCGCCTTTTCCAGTTCGTCCTCTATCTTTTGGAGATGTTTCTGCTTCTTGTCCCATTCCACTAGGCTCACCTACCTTGTCGAGATTCATGGAATCCGCCTCTTCTTCCTGCATCTTCTGTATCTCCGCTTTCGGATCAGAAACAACAGATAACATAGATAATCGTGTTTCTTCGCTTACTAAACCTTGTAGTTTAGACTGCACATCAGCTTCATCAGCTAAGTTGGCTGGAAGGTTTCGCGTAAATTGAAACGTCATACAAAGGTAGTCTAGTTCTCCTTTATTTGAGCGTAAGTTCCAAGCGTCAAACAATAACTTAAATTGTTGTCGCAATGACTTAGTAAACTTCATTTCTAATGTTCCTGATTTAGTTTCTAAAGCTAATAACTTGTAACGAATAGCAACACCAGTAAGGTTACCACCAAATGATTCATCAGAAAGGTTCACATGCTTTGTGAAACGGCATATATTCTTTTCTAATCTGTCGAGATGGTGTTCTAAGATGTTGTCATTAAGGTCCTTAGTTAAAAAAGAAGCCTCACCATTCTCACCTACATCAAGAGCTCCTGTTTGTTTTAGCTTCTCGATAGTATCATCATCTATATCAACGCCTTTAAAGATCATATAAGCCAGACGAAACTGTTCAATTTCACTGTTTACATCGGAAAATGAACGGTCGTAACCTTCAATAAGTGATATAGCTTTATCTACATCGCCTTGTAATTCTTCATTATTAGGAAACCCAATAAGTGGCACACCTTTAAATAAGTTTGGAATACGGTCAGTCTCTGTTAACTTATCTAAACCTTCACCAGTGTACTCAATAATGTTTGTTTCATTGTAAAACTCTACTTTGTAACCATCCTTGAAATCATCACCATCAATTACTTTGATTGGATAGCAGCGTATAGCGTATTTAGGTTCTGCAATACTTGAATTCGTAAGAAATATAGCTTCGTAAGGTTTGATATTCATAACCTTTTCGATACCTTCTTTATCGTGATACAGTAGTCTCGCTCCGTATCCACAAATAGAAGCGAACTTCCCTGTTTCTGCGTCAGCATCCTCAGTATGATTCGCTTTTAAAAAGTCCTGAATACGTTTCAATACTTCATCATCTTCATGATCTAAGCTGTATGAGATAGGCACCCCAAACATATAACCGATTTTTGTATCGATAATTTCAGAAAAGAAGTCATTGTTTAGCTTATTGTTAACCTTATCTTTATTACCATCACCTTTAAACTCGCGAGTAAAGATAGGCACACCCTTTTCACTTGCTTTGTATCGCTCGTACCTGTTAATCATGCGTTGTTTTAATGGTTCAAACTCATCAATAATTTTTTTTAGTAACTTTGATGTAGGCTCGCCATTTTGTTCATCCAGCAACGGAATATAGTGTTCAAACATCGTCTCACCTCCTTAATAGATTGACTTAACAGCCTTAGCTTTGTTATTAGTTACAACAACTGTATTTACAAAGTAACGATCACCATCCATTTGGTGGTCATTCTCTTTATTTGGTTTATCTTCACCACGAGCTGTAGCTTTTTCATCCCAAGTATAAGAAGCGTATTCACGGAATGTTTCTTTACAGCAGTCGTTGTATTTTATCTTATCTTCATTAAGAAGTCGCGCTACATTTCGTATGCCATCTATAACTTCATTCTTAGCTTTAAGCACTTTGAATCGATTCTTTTTCAATAAAGCAATAAATGAAGCTGCTGATGGGTCAACTATAATCCCACGAATAGAAATATCTCCGATGAATTCTTTTAGGTCGTCAAGATACTCATCATCTGTCTTTTGCCGTGAATTTTTACGACCATCATAATGGTACTCTTTTGTTTTGTACCATATACCTTTACACAATCCCCATAGTCCATATGTCATAGGGTTCTGTGTACCATAGTCACAAGATACATAATACTTCTCGTATTCTCTTTCTACTGTTTTTACAACATGCTTTTCTTTGTTAAACATGTCATATACAATACCTTCTGCAAGCACCCATAAACCTAAAATGAAGCGTTGAAAGAAGACTCCACTATACATACGATAGTATCTTTGCTTCACTTTTTCAGATAAAGAAAGATTATCGTCCATTGTAAAATGAATATGTAGCAGGTTCTTGTCTTCCTTATTATCTATCCATTCAAGTTTGAACCAATGATACGGGCCGGCAGGGTTACAGTTAAACCAATACTTTGAGCCTTCAATAGAACAACGTCCTGTCGCTTGGTTCACAAAGCTTTGCGGCATAAGAGCAACTTCATCAAAAAACATACCAGCTAATGTAATACCTTGGATAAGTTCTTGTGATGATTCGTCCTTACCACCAAATATATAGAAATGATTCGTATGGCCATCTTTACTAATGGTAAGCATGTTCTCTGATAGATGGTCTTTCACTTTATATTTACGTGATTTTAACATCTTCTTTAATGGAGTAATTACGTTGCGTCGCAGTGATCCAATTGTTTTACCTGCCATACCTAAGTTTTCACCATTAAATGTTGCAGTTCCCCACATAACATAAGAAAGAGCCATCGAAACAGTTTTGCCAGCACGAATAGAACCATCGCATATAATACCGTCATGGTCCTTCACAAGTGAATCTTTTCTCCACCAAGTGAGTACTTTTAATTGTTTCTTTGAGAATGGTCTAAATTTAAAAGGGGCAGGTTTAAGTCTCATCTTCCCACACCTCTGCTGTTTTACCTTCTAACGCATCGATGAATCCGTCATCTTCATACTCTTCACCTTCATCACCTTTAATACGAGAAGTATCTGCTTTAATTTTATCAATTTGAGCTTTCTGCACTTCCATCTGCATTTTGTGGCGTTCTTCTTCGATTTTACGTTTGAAATTGTCAGGTACTAAGTCAAAGTACTGAGATAGTTTGTCCAGTGCTTTCATCTTGTCAGCAAGTTTTACTGACACGCCATCTTTTCCGAGTTTTACTTCGGTTATTATAGAACCATCAACCATGTCAGCCTCGTGTAAATCTACATAATTTATGATACGAGTTATTTCTTTACCGGATTCATCTTTCATCGGTCCAAACCTCCCCATTACAGGTACTTCCTTCTGTCCAAAGGTTACATAGTTAGTAATATCAGCAAAAGCAATCTTAATGTACTCTTTAAGTACATCCATAGCTTCTACAAATACATTCTCGACTAACTCACCTTTAAGCTCCTTTATATAGGAAGAAACTCGTTCACGTCTTAGCAATCGACTAGCCTGTACATGAGCACCGTCTTTGGAGTATCCAGCCTTCAGTGCAGCTTGTGTACCATTGAAGTATTTCACATAATACAAACAAAAGAGCCTTTCTTTTTCGGATAGCTCCTCATCGTCTAATATTTCTTTCAATTTTTTCTTCGTTTTGGGATTTTCTACTTTGGTAATTACCTTTTTGCCAGCGGTAATATTACCGGTAATATTTTCATCCCATTTATCAATCGTTTTCCACTTTCTGATTAAAGAAACGCTTTTTCCTAAATCAGCAGCTATGTCTTCGATAGGAATTTCACCTTTCGAATTCTTGTACATCTCAAATGCTTTATCTCGTTCTGGGCTTCGTCTACTCATGTCACATCACCTTCTCATCTCCACTCTTGTATACAAATTAAAAAAGACCACCTTATATGAAGTGATCTTTTTTAATCTATATACTTTTCACTACTAATTCGTTGATACTCTAATATATTATCTAATCGGTTTTGTTCAAAGAAAGGTTGGCTTCTAAACCAATCATTTAAATCTTGATTATTTTTCGTTCTGTTGCATCTTGAACACGCTGGAATGATATTATCGATACTATATGTTCCACCTTTATCTACAGAAATGATGTGTTCCTTTTCTAAGCTATCCGCAACATCTCCACAGTATGCACAACAACTTTCGTTATCTTCATTTCTAAAGTAATTTTTACATTCTTCCCACTCTTCATTTGAAATAGAATCACCTAGATGAAGGTTCACTCGTCTTTCTATCTTGTTTATTTTCCTGCCTAAGCCCTGATTTTCCATCAATTTAACTAACAAATCGCAAGCTTTGAGTTTACTCTCGATGGATACGTCATCAGATTTTATTGCTGTTGTCACTACATTAAGAACTTGCAGGTAAAGTGTCTTTTTATTATCTTCTTTGTTATCATTTTCAGATTCTTTACCATCGACGCTTAAATTTTCTTCTTGTGCATTCCACTTATAGTAATACTTCCATTTTCTAACCTGAGACTCAGAGACGCCTATTTCTTTAGCTATATCTTTTAATAATATTTTACCGTTTTCTCTTTTCCATATTTCATAAGCAGTATAGCTTTTTTCGCTTCTGGCTCTAGCCATATTAACCCTCCTCAGTATTTGAAACTGATTGTTTAGAATCATGTTCTTTTATATACCTATAAAGGGTTGCGCGAGCTACATCAAACATTTCGCATACTTCTACTTTTGTTTTACCAGTAGCAAGCATTTCCATCATGCCTTGTATTTGTTGAGGAGTATGAGCTTTCTTTCTACCACCTTCTCTTCCTCTTGCCTTAGCGGCAGCTACACCGCTAATAACACGCTCATTAATTACTTCACGTTCCATTTCAGCCATAGCGCCAAATATATGAAATAGGAATCTTCCCATTGTTGTAGATGTATTAATTCCATCTTTAATAGAAACAAAGTGAATTCCCTTTTCATTAAACTCTTGTAGTAAATTAACAAGCTGATGCATTGTTCTTCCTAAACGATCAAGTTTATAAACAACTAAAGTATCGTCCTTTCGAAGTTTACTAAGAAGCAGATGAAGTTCTTTTCTATCCTTCTTCGCACCACTTTCTTTTTCAGTTATGATTTCCTCACAACCATATCGTTTCAACTCATCTAATTGCATATCCAAACTTTGCTTTTTGGTCGATACCCTCGCATAACCAAATATCATTCCCCATCACCCTTTATGTTTGATAGGTTAATTGTATCAATTTCCTGTCTCAAATTCAATTGTTTTTGATACATAGTTTTGATACATAATAATCGTTGATAATCGGTTGATGGTGACTACGTATCATAATCAAATGTTTTTGAGACATTGAACTTACTACGAACGATGCTTTAATCCAGCTAAAGTTGCTTTGATAAACACCTTTTCTTCATCACCGACTTGAGTTAATAACTTATCGACTATATATCTATCTGTGTTATGCAATACCGCTCACATAAGCCGTAGCGTCTTTGCTTTCACCATTCATTTGCATAGAAAACGTAACGTTAGGTTTCATCCCCTCACCCCTTATCTTTCCTTAACAACAAACAAGACGCCACCCAGATCACGGCAGCGCCTACAATAATTGCTATACACTTAATCAAAATCATTTATCCTCACATTATTTATTTCTTTGCTTCCATACCCCATTCTCTTTACGATAAGTATTCTTGCCATCCATGAATTCAGCTGTATTACCAGGAATGCTATATTTCTTATTCTTTTTCTTAGCCTTCTTCTTCAATCTCTTCTCTTCTTGAACAGCTTGCAAATCCGCCTTCCATTGTTTCAACAAATCCTTTTCACGTCGCATCGAATTTGTACCCCTCGGATTAAAATGTAAACCAAATAATTAGATTCTACCTATTTATATAGAATCCTTTAATCCAAATGTCCATTTTTTCAGACTCTCGTTTAGCATGTACCAATTTCTGTTTTTTCTTCTATATAGACCAACGATGTATTATAATTCTTTATATACCCAAGGAGGTTTCCATGCTTAAATTTCATAAAACATTCCCCATCTTAGGATTCTTTTGGTTTTTATACGGTTTCATCGGTCTCGTCTTTTTATTACTATTCCTTAACGTTTAGTAACCATGCATGTAAACATATGTTTAATGTGTAATTTCTATATAACAAAGAAAAAAGTACCCGTTATGGATGCTTGATTAGCCTAAAAAGACAGTTGTTGCAGTTTTTATAGCGAGTGCCTTCATTATTTCAAACGGGATATTCCCACCTTTTTCTGCAATAGTTTGTTTTAATTTTTTCCATACTGTATCATTTTTTATTGCATCTAAGAACTCATGTCCATCCCATGTTAATGTACTATGAATCCACATAGGAGCGTTATCAGCATAGAATATTTTATTCTCTGTAAAACCAGCTTGTTCTAATAAATTCAAGTGATAGACTGCTACCTTTCTATCAATTTCAGACGGAATATTCAATTCCTTGCTATTATCATCTTGTTCCTCAATAAGTACCAATAGTTTTCTAACTAACTCCATATCTCTTTTCATTTGTAATTCCCCTTTTAAGTTTAATTCTCCATATTTATACATTGTAGCACTATTTTCCAATAGAGAAAAAATAAAAAGCCATCACCGAAGTGACAGCTTTCAAGGGGATGGGAGAAAAGAGAGAAAACAAATGGCAAGGTCTCTCTTAGATCAAGGCTGAGTGCTCTCAACCTTCTCCAAGCCACCGCATCATGTAATTTTTTAGCCCTTATTAGCTACACGCCTCACGTTCGGTGGCTAGGAGAAGACTAAGAATCTTCTCGTTTATACTCCGTAGAGCTGGTCAATATATCGGCTGTCGCATGGCCTTAGCTGATTAAATCGTTTATACAATAATTTATATCCAAGACGTATATGTTTCTTCCGACGCCTTGTTTGAACCAATACACTAGAGGTACGGAAGGGGAATGTTTCCGCTGTATTGGCTCAAACAAAGAGTGGAACTCTTTGCCCTCGTTTTTGTCATTAATAAGAATCATGGGTAATTACTAATGTACGAGATACGTATACTTTTTAGCTTTTTAGAATGCAAGTGTCACTCAATCATGAGCAACCACCCCCATTCCATTTTCAAGAACCGACATAATAAAAGAAACTAGACTTATATTTATTATCAACCCAGAGGACGCATTCCGAGCTGATTGATAAATACAATAAAAACAGCATGACGAATGCGAATTATCTCACACCCGCCACACTGGAATATGTCATTGTAATACATTCATTGGTCTTTTCGTCTTAACGCGGGTTCGTACCGCCTTGCCCGCCCTACTATGCGGTATACGTTACCGTGACATTCTCGCATAAGAACGTTTCACTTGTAGGTGTACTAATCCTCTTCGATATGCGGTTGTCAAAGAGCTTGTACATTAAGAATATCGTTGATTTCATTATCAAAATTCCCCCTATTTAGTCCCCTTTTTTGTCGGTATTTTGTCGACGTTTTTAAATACAAAAAGAGCAGAATCAATATAATGACTCTACTCTATATGTACTATTTAGTTTGTTTTCTCATATTTATAATTAAGCTTTTCAGCAACTTCCTTTAAAAAAGCTTCCTTATCTTCAGCTTCTTTAAAATTCTTTTGGAATTTTTCCCAATGATTATTCATATCAAAATCTACTCTTCCAATAGACATTCCATTATCAGTAGGTGCTACTAAATATTTCTCAGGTCCAGATGACAGGTGCAAAGGATTACTTTTACCAAATTGCTCTTTTAAAGATAATGATACAACTGCATACTTTCCGCCTTTATATTCAGTTTCCTCAACTTTATATAAAGCATATTCATTAGCACGATCTCTCTTTCCGTGCATTTTCCATTCATTATCTTCTGTTATTTCTATAAATGTATATCCATCACTTTCCTTGTACTTGTCTCCCTTTTTAAAAGCTACCGAAGAGCCTCCACACCCTGTAAGTAAAATCAATATACTTACAAATAAAACTGATAATAATTTCGTTTTCTTAAACATGCTTTAATCTCCCTATTAATATATTAAAAATTAATAACTATAATATATTAACATATAAATATTGCATAATACACTATTTTTCTATATCTTCAAATCATACCCAATGAAGTTGCGATTAATCGAATAGCATTTTTCTTCTTATAATAGAAATGATCTTTCTTCATTGATAATTCAGTGTAGATAAAACTATCCTTTAACTTCCCACCATTCAAATACTTCATCTTAATAATCTCTGCCTCATCATAATCTAAAACGTGTTGTAAAGCCTTATCGATTTGCTTGAATTTTACATTACTGACATGTCTTGTATTACTTATCTCAGGAAACAGACTAATTCCCTCTTGTTGTTGCTCCATTTCATTCTCAAAACGTGCTTTTAAGGCGCGATACTCTTTTAGAATGCTCACAACTTCCTTTTGCATCTTCTTTTCCATTTCTTTGTCCATTACTGGTAAGAAAGCTAATTGTTCCATGAAGGAATCCCCCTATTTCTGAATTTGTCTTTTTACATTCACATCAGGTACGTGAAATTTTACTATCTCTTTGTTGAATAAGGGAAATATGCATAGCGAATAGTCCCCACCATCCACCTTGCAAGGTTCCGTTATCCATTAAACCCTTAATAATTTACATTTCTTGTTGACCATCTTCTCTTTTGCTGCTTCAATATTATTCGCTACCTTTTGATAGTCCTGATCAAACTGAATCATTCCATCAAATATAACTGGCGCTACTACTTCATCAATATATTGTAAGTAATCAACTGGCGCTCGTTCTGTCTGTTCTACTAAGTATCCATAAATATCGAAGTCTGCTCTTGGTATAGACTTCTTGCCCTTCGGTTGATGAGACATCCTTACATAAGATTGAATAACTGATAGTGGTACAACGAATACTGACTTATCCTTACTGAATTCTATAAGAAAGAAGCATATCGCTCCCATCTTCTCCGCTTTCTCCAGGTAATCCAATTGATGCTGCGCAATGTTCTTTAAATCAAAACGTGTATCTTTCTCTGTAGACTTCGCTTCAAATGCGATAGCTCGTCCCTTATACACACCGTCATAGTCAACTGTACTTTTAGCTTCATAGAATCCATTTAGTACACGGCCACCTTTACTTTTCAACACCTTAACAGGAGTCGGACGCTTGTTTATAAGCGCCACTCCACTTCTTTGATACATTTCATTCGCTAGATTGATGAGCATTTCAAATGCCATCCCACGGTTTCCTAGTCCCATTGTTATTCCTCACTTTCTATTAAAAGGATTATTTTGTTTAAATTTAGCTTAATTCTCATCAGTAATTATCTAAAAATTGAAAAATCGTTATATAATGAACTTAAATTAAGATTAGGAGTGGTTAAAATGCCGGATACAATAAGGCTCGTTCTTTTCATCCTTATAGCAATTAGTGCTGTTTTCTCTTTAATAAAAGAGTTTAAAAAACCTGAGAAAAAAGCAATTTGGATTACGATTGAATTTTTAGTTCTTTTCTGGGCGATATGGGTAATAGCGAATATCATAATCTAATTTATAAATTATGATTCCCCCGACTAAAACTCAATATTCCGTCAATAATATAGATAGGCGATAGCCAAAACCCGTTTAATGAAGTCCCTAGCCTTTCTCCTTGTTCCCCCTTGGAGAACCGAGCAGTTAGCTTTTGCTAGCTGCTTTGTTGTGTAAAATAAAGCATTTATAAAAAGCTTTCTCAACACCCAAGATATGGAATTCAACTTCCTTTTATGGTAACTTATTGGTAATCCCATAAGGATCTATCGTTCCATTAACAGGATCCGTCCCCTAATCGGATCCTGTTAAATATTTTCTATTAAAATAGCGTTTTTATTAAAAACACTCGTAAACAAATTGCATATACTAAACCGAATACTCTCTACAGTACATTCACCTTTAGGGCGCCTTTCTCCCAAGGCGCTCTATTCATTTATTGTTGGTTTCGAAAAGTACTTTTCACCTTTTAACTGGACAAGCATATGTTATTGTACGGAGACTCCCACTCATAGGAATCTACCTTTCTTGTCCAAGAGCACATATATTGTGCTCTTTTTTATGGATATATAAGGATTTTTTTAAAATTTTTTTAACCTTATTAATTCTTTTACATACAGTATTATCACAAGGAATTCAATAAGTGCTCCGGTCTAGTTACCTTGAATTTCTTGCAAACCTTGTAGGAAGAATCCGTTTATAACAAACGGATTCCTTTATTTATCCATCATAAAATAACTATTTTGTTCAATTCATTGATACATTTACGAAACATTCATGTGTTATCTTCAGTAAGTTCTTTTCTTTTCCTAAATTGTGTGAATTATACCCACACAAAAAGCTCTAGATCCCTAAATCTAGAGCTCCTTCGTTTTAATAACTATTTTGTTCAATTTGTTGTATAGACAACTATATATTTAGGTGTTAAAATATTATTGTGACTCCCACATGGTTCACATACGACTTTTTTCTTCGATTATGGGGTTCTTACGTAATAGTAAGGACCATTTTTTTATTTAGTGCCCATAGCCAGTAAATCCGAAACCATATTTCTCCTTTCTGATTCCAATAATCCTAACGTTTCTACTGACGCTATGACGCCTACTGGTGCCTCGTTCAATCAAATGAGTTTCTGCCCTTTAAATACGTCATAACGCTATGTCTCTTAATCTAAATTCATTATCTCTTCTAAGGTTCTATCGGAAATATACGTGGTGATAATCTGTATCTTTCCGTATTTCTTTTTAGCCATTTCTATCGCTTCGCTCTCGGACTTCGCCTCAAACCAACGAAGCTTCCACTTCTCATCTATATCGTAAAACTCTACTGAGTACGTCATAACGCTATTACGCTTCAAAAATTTGTCCACGGTACTTGTTGCCGTATAATCAAAACTTCCGACTACATCCTCTAGTGTTAGTTGTTTCATGCTCCTAACCCCATTGGACGCGATTTGATTTTGTTCTTATCTGCCTGATCCATAATTAATGCGGCGATTTCTAGTTGATGCCTTCCTAACTCTTTTGCTATTTCAAGAATATCTTTATCCTCATCCCACATTTCTCGTAATTGAATCACTTCAATTTCATCAAACACTAAGTCCAACTCTTCTAGAGCAATATATAAGTTACGACGCGACTTCTTCATGTACTTCCCCTGCTGCAACGCCATTGTGTAATTCTCCTTTTCCAAATCCGTTCCAAGTCGTGGCATCCCATTTCCCCTCCAGCTGTAATTGATGAATTTCTCTTAACTCCGCCATAACGGCATGACGTCTTCTATCCACTTCTTCAGGACTGCGATTCCCTGCTTCGCAAATACACGGTGCAAATTGATAGCAGCCATTCCCCATATCATTGCTAATTACTCCCATTCCTTCACATACACACATCGTTTATTCCCCCTTTTAAAATGGCAATGCCTTTCTTCTGTAATCCTTTGTTTCTTTGAAAGTGATCGTTCTGAAATTATTGAGAATCCGCGATACAATCCGTTCATCGTACGCCTCATCTAAACGCTTTCCTGTGAGGTTTGTCGTGAAGATAGTAGATTTACCTTGCCTACCATCGAAAACATCGAATAGTACCCTATTAATGAAGTTTGTTGCTTTCGTATTGGCATCTAATGCGCCTAACTCTGCTCCTAAATCATCGACTATTAATACTTGTGCTCTTACTAAACTTTGAATTATTGCGTCCTCAGTTAAGGAGGAATCTTTATTGAACGTACTTTTAATCTTCCGTAGCAATTCGCCAACTGTGACGAAGACAACAGATATCCCCGCACCTGCAAGCTGATCCGCTATAGCGTAAGCAAGATGTGTTTTCCCTGCTCCGCAATTTCCGGCCATAATCGTGTTAAATACTTTACCATTGAGATAATCCGTTGCGATGACCTTTGCGAGTCCAAGGTTCTTCGCTCCTTCCTCGCTAGTAGGTTGGTAGTTTTCAAAGTTAGCTTTCTTAATGTTGCTATCCGCAATCATGCTTTGTTGATGGAACATGAACTTCTTCTCATTCGCTTTATCTGCATCGTATTTAGCTTGTTCCTGTTGCTGAAGCTTCTTACTATCGTTTTCAAGGAAGCATCGAGGGCAAACAACTTGTCCACCGAACTTCATCTTATTCATGCCATGTGTATCACACACATCAGAATCCATAGTCATATTCACCTTTTTGGCTATATCGGTTGGTATTGCTGCCGCAGCTCTCTGCATTGTTATTCGCTCCTTTTTTAGAATTCATTTGAATAGTTAGTTGGTCAAACTTCTCCCGTAGCTTTTTAGGAGATAAAATGTTACCTTGCCAGAACGGATCAGCTTGGCACCAATCAATAACATCTTTAATCTCTTGCGGTTCTCTGTTATCGCGTTCTCGCATTAATCTAAACTCATTTGCCCAATTATTGAAGTTAGGTTCTTTTTGCCTAGGATTGTTCCCCTTAATTTTTTCAAATAGATACTTAGCCCCATTGGTGTCGCAAGTTTCAAACTTGTGACGGGAAGATTTTTCTCTCTTCTTTTTATCTTTTTCTTTATCTAATTCTTTATCTTCTTCTATATCTGTATCGTCACGTGACGTCACGCAAACGTCATTTTCTTCACCCTTATTTTCTAGTGCTAATTGCTGTTGTTTCTTACGTTCACGGTACTTTTTGTTTCGTTCTGCATTCAATTGTTTTACACGTTCTAACCCATCGATGTTCTGATGTTTCTCCCAATTCGAGATGCATATGTACTGATCATCAGTGATGTCTATCATTCCGAATTGCTTAAACGTTTGTAGTGCGAGTCTCACAGTTGCTATCGGTCTATTAAAAAGTGTTGAGAGCATTTCTTCTGTGAAAGGAATGTTTTCACTCAAGAAAATGTAACCATTGGCATTTGTTCTGCCCGCTTGAGACAACAATTTAATCCAAATAATTAGTAGTGTATCTGCATCTGGTAAACTTTCAATTAATCGAATCTTTTCATCTTCAAACATACTAGTAGAGAGCTTTATCCATTTAACATCTGCCATTTAATTCACCTTCTTCATCCAACATTCATAACTCACATTGTCTTCCATGCCAGTAAACCGAACCTTTTCTCTCCCTCTGAACTTACCTTCATGATAAAAAGTTCTTTCTGCCCTATATATTCGTTTAATTGGCGTTACATAGTCATAACCCCGTTTTTCTAAATCACGCACTGCTATTAACATTTCTTTCATTGATCCACGTCTGACAGGTATCTTAAACATCACGCATTCTCCCTTTCGCATACCGCTATGTCGCCTTGAATTTTGATTATTTTATATCCTGGGTAGCGATCGGGAGTGATGTACTCAATCGCCTTTACTCTTGCTTCTTTTTTATTCCGTGCGCCCTTCCACACCCACTTCGGAAGGACGACTTTAGATTGATTTTTGTCTAACATAGGCTTAGCATCTCCTTAGTTTGTTTGTTCTATTTTTTCTACTTTTTCTTGCTCTTCGATTTCAGAGGTTTCTTTTTCAGCCTGTTTAACCCACTTTGTTAATTTCTTAAGTACTTCTCCAGCTTGGTTTAATGTCAATTCGCCAACTTCTTTAATACTTAAGTGTCCTTTAATCGTGTCTTCATCCACTTTTCGAAGAGAAGCTAATTTTTTTATGTTTACTTTAATTGCACCAACTTGTTGAGCAGTAATCATTTCCTCTTGGATCTCTGGTAAATCTTCACCCGCATAGATGTACAATCCTAATCCGTGAAGTGCAATTGCCTTTACTAAGCAACGTTGGATACTTGTGTTAATGTCAAAGCTGTTAGGCTCTGCAATCGGCTTGTTCTGATTGTCAAGTATCGGGTGAATCTGACTTAGTGGTATTCCTTGTACAGTTACTTCAACTTCTACAAAGTAACCACAATCTGTTTTGAGGTAAGGCACTCCATCAAATCGTTTTACTTCCCATGTAGCTGTTGGATCTACTTCACGAAGCTTTTTAACTGCCCATGCCCACGATAAGTAATTAAAACGCCCTTTCTTCTCAACATGTCCCGAACAATCTATTTGAGCCAATTTAGAAAAGTAATTTTCAGTTATCATATGAATCTCCCCTTCTTTTAAAATGGTGCTATTTCCGTTTGTTTACTAGCTTCATACACTTCCATAAGTGCTTGTAATCCATATTCGTAAGCTACAACCATTGATGCAGCGTTAGGCTCTTTACTTTGCTTGTATCGTTCAACTAGACTCTTCATAATTTGAATTTCAGCTTCAATTTTGTTTTGTAGGACCACCTTATTCACCTGCTACTTTCTTCATCGAATGTTCTTCAACGTACTGTTTGATGCATTCGGATTCGGTATGGATTGGATCACCACTAAAATCAAGGTACCCTTCTCCGTAGAAGATTTCTCCACCACACCCTTGGCAATAATCCATGAAGTCTCTTGCTGATGAATCGTGATGGTTTCCGTAAGTAATTGGATTTTCAATCATTTTTTTGAATTCCTCCTTATTTACTGAGAGAAAACTTATGGTATAATATAGGTAGCTAATTTTAGGGAATGTTTTCTCTACATCGCTCGTTGCCATCGAGCGTTTTTTATTTTTCAATAGCTAACTTTCTGAAAGTTTGTTAAAATTTAGTTACCGATATGTGTAACAACTGGCCTGTGCTTCTGTACGGGCTTTTTTGATGCTTTCACGCATCAAAATATCCAGGAATCCTTTTACTAGATGGGGAACACCATTAAATTCCTGAATATTACGACAAGCGAATGCGCGTCTTATCCTTGTAGGATTTTCCTCCTTTCTGTCGAATTACTTAGACTGGAAGAAGGTGTTTTTATGAAACCAACTACTATAAATATTCGTGTTGACTTAGATGATATTTTCAAACTATCTCATCATGAAATTGTTGACGGTGTTTTAAAATACGTCCATGAACAATCGCACCAGTATAATGATTTAACTCCAGAGAGCAGTCTGGAAATGGTTATAAAAGAAGCAACAAAAGCTTATGAAGATAACTTAAGAAAACATATGCATGAACGATATAGTGCTACTATTTCTGGTCAAGTTGAAGTACAACTTTAGATTCACAAATTTGCTTATTATTTAATAGAATTTTTACTTCTACAACAGCCTCTGTTACCGCAGGAGCTTGATTCTTGTTTTCTTCCACATGAATCACTCCTTTTATCAAATTTTATCCATGTTCATAAATCCGTAAAATCTTTATATAAAAATTTAATGAACTATGTGTTAAACTTATTACATTCCAAGAAGTCCTTTACTTTTAGAATCGACAATTCTTCAATACCCTTAGTCTTGCCCTACATCCCCTTGTAGGGCTTTTATCATTTAGCAAGCGTGATATACCTCTTGTATGTTTCCTCAACCTTATCTGCGCTGTTATGTATCCCTCTAGTTCGTAAATCACGTATCATTTTGATGATGTTTACTTTGTCTTCCTTATCCTTCTGCTGTTTATCCATCAATTTTCATCCCTTATATACCGTCTATCTATCCAATCCATTAAACGAATGAATCCGGCAAGTAAAATGAATAGAACCAGAATCATTAGATGTGATAATGTGCTTTCTTCCGTCATTTAAACCGCCTCCTGCTCTTGCTCTTTCTTTAGTCGGTCTATGATGTAGGCTTGTCCTTTTGGTGTTACGTATGTTGTTGTCCATGTGAATGCTTCACCATTTGGTTTCTGTTTAACACCTTGTGCGATTTCAAAGTATCCTTTTTCAACTGCTAGCTGAGTTGGTTCAGTGGATCTTTTGAACATTAACTCCCATTCTCGAAGCTTTGCGAATAACTGGCGTTGGCCAATTTTTACTCCTTGTTTTGTTGCTAACTTTGCAACTTCACTTACTTTCAGTGTTTGTTCTGACTGCATACACGCTTCAGCAAAGACTACTAATGGTTTTTGCTGAACAATTTGTTGTTGTGCTGCTACAAGCCTTTCTTTTTCTTCTTTTAATTTAGTGATAAGACCAATTACGAAGTCTGGATTTGTTACTGCTTGTTCCAGGACTTAATCTGTCATGTATGCTCCGTGTTTTCTAATAGAAGGAAGTACTTCGCTTGTAACCCATTTTCGAAATTCTTTTGCTTTCTGAGTTTCTGATTCGAAAATTAGCTCATACAATCCATCTTCGGTACTGTATGGTTGTCCATCGTGGACAATTACTGATATATCAGCTTTTTGGATGACTTTCTCGATACGATCTTTTCGAAGATAAGTTTTCCCTTTTGCCACTTTCGTATATCCAAGTGACCACGCTACATTTTCAAGATTAAACATTTTCTTTCCTCCTCTTAGTTCACAAAAGGTGAACATTTAGTTAAAAATAATAGTTAACTTTTCGTTAACTTTCTACTAATTCATCAACTGTAACATCATACAATTTAGACAACAAACCCAATCTGTATATACTTGGTTGTCTCTTGCCAGATTCAAGTTGTGAATAAGCGGATTTTGTTGAGTAACCAAGATAATCACCTACATAAGCTTGACTATAACCACGTTTCTTACGTAATGATTTGGCCTTTTCGATATTTAGTTTCATGTTTATCACCTTTGTTCTTTTCGTTAATTTGATAATAACACATCGTTCACTTTTTGTGAACAGTAAAATTTATTTTTTTCTCTAAACTTAAAAAGGTTGTCTTTGAGTGAACTTTCCTGTTAAATTTTATATATATTGACTATAGTTAATGAAAAAAAGTAAAAGATAAAAGTAGACGGGACTTCTATAAAGGAGAGAAAACTGATGAATCATCAATTGATTAGTAAAAGGGTTAAAGAAATCAGAACGGAAATACTCAAAATGAGCCAATCTGAATTCATTAACGCATTAGGACTAAAAAGTAAATCTGCTGTATCTATGTGGGAGAACGAAGAAATAGATAAATGTCCATCGAGAAAAACTTCTTTAGATATAGCTAAACTCGCAAATGTATCCGTTTCTTATGTATTAGGTGAATCCGATGAGAAGAATCCTGAATTAACAGCGAAGGATGACTTAGAACAAGTAATGATAGATATTCGATCTAAGAATCCTGATAAACAAAAAGAACTTATTGAAATGATAAAACAACTAGTTAAAATATCAGGCGATTGATAGCGTTAAATGCTACCGATCGCCTCTTTTATTTTCAAAAGAATTTCATAAGACTCAGCATCCCCATTATGAGCCGCATTAAAAATTCCTTGTAGATTACTTTCAACTTCAATTAACTCTTTTTCGATTGTATTTTGTTCCATCACCAACATCCTCCGATATTTTCATAGTAGTTTGTGAATTTCTCACAATGTATAACTAATATTTAATTTTGAAATTTAGTTAATCCCCCTATAAACAGCGAATGCGATTGCCCCATTAAGAGACAATCGCATTCAATCTATTTATATCGGACCCTTAACCAGAAAATTATCCCATTCCTGTCCCTGGGTCCATTCTAAGCATAATTTGAGTTTGAGCATCCTTTGCTACTTGTTTAGGCTGCTCCTTTTGACCTTTAACAGGAGATACATATAATACTCCGACTAAAGCCAAAGTTGTTACTAAAGCTAGTACTTTTTTCATTTAGCATCACCCTTGTATATTATACTATTTTTATTAATATCTACCAATATTTTTCGAGGTAAATAACTATAAAATTTACACCCTTGCGAGTAGAATAACTCAATTGATTTTTCTAGTAATTTTCTATCTTCCAATGCCATTCCTAAATAACATAATTTCATTGGAGACAGACTACCATTCTCTTTTTCGTACTTTCTTAATATAGTGGCAGCTTTTTCTTTTTGTCCTGTTACTATATATAGAAGCGCTTTCTCGCCCACATCAAAAATTTGTAAATCATACATATCCTTTTGATGGATTATTCTAATGTAAGACCTCATATTTAAAAACTCTTTTTTTCGGTTTTCTGCTTTCTCATAGGATAGTTGGTCTAGCATCTCAATCCCTTTATTTAAATACCATAAAGATTGTTCATAATTTTCAACGTATGATTCACCTAAATATCCTAATGCAGAAATTTTTAATAACCTTAGATAACCTAATTCATCATTAACATTCAATATACTATGGCATAGTTCTCTTGATTTTTCTATTTGCTCGTCCATTAGCAATGCATACGCATACCATTCCTTTACACGGCTACTGTATATATCTTTTATAAATTGGCTAGGAAGTTCAGATATTTTTTCCTGTAATGTTTGTATATACCCATCTAAAAGTTTAAAATTCCTACAATCATACATAGAATATAATGTTAAAATATCAAACATTATTTTAGTTTCTTCATTTTTAAGAACTTTACTCTTTTTCCTACTCTCAGTCTCCGTTAAAAGTTTTTCAGCTGTAAAAAATTTCTTAGCTCTTAACCAAACGAGTTCATATATATATGCCCATTCGTAAGTTTTAGAGTTATTAGATTCAAAGCCTCTTTGAATCGCAATTCTAAGGAGTTCCAAATCCCCTAAAGCATTTCCATACTCCATAGCTATTCTTAAATTCTTTTTACTTTTAGTTTTTTTACAAAATTCATGGATCATATAATTCTTTTCAAGCGGATCTTCATATAATAATTCAACTAACTTTACTACATTTAAAAAATTCAATTCACTTTTCCCTGATAAATTCTTTGAAAACGCAGGGCCACTTATTCCAAGTTCTTTTGAAATACTCTCTTGGCTCTTTTTTTGAAAATCAATTTGATCAACAACTTTAAATAACCAATATTTCATTTTGCTCCTCCTTGCCGGAACAAAAGACACGTAAACCCCATAAAGGAAAACGTGCCACCCTCAATCTATGGTGTGTTATAATTATATGTATAAGATCCGCGACAATGTTCCCTAGGGTAGTAGGGGCAGTGTAAGAGTGTTACCAGCACTACTTGCACCGTGGGTCTTTTTTACGTCCGTTTATTTTATTATTTTCATAATATCATATTTTTGCCAAAATTCAGTCGTGTGGTTATCAGAAAAATGTTGAGAAAGTTTGAAAATAGCTGTATATCAAGGTTTTCTTACGCTTTATTGAAAGGATATGCAATAGTGCATCTTTCTGTATGAAGTACCTATATACATATTTTACTGTATTAACCATGAGAGATACCGCTCTCTTTTTTTATTTACTCTTTTTAAACTAGAACCTTTTTATACAACCTTCATAATATATATGGGACAACCTTAAACTCTTTTTTGAGAGGAATGATTAGATATGGCAGATTATTTCTGTAAAGATGGAAAGAAATATTACAAGAAAAAAGAAAAATCATGTAACTCTTCAAACTCCAATAACTGTTTCATAGAGACATTTACAATTTTCGGCTCTGAAACTACCCCTACAAGTCTTGAAATTCCACCCGGTTCTACAATTACCCTATTTGAAAATTTTACAACTAATCACAATAAAACTCTAATTCGCTTTAGTTTTAGCCCTGTATTTGCTGCGTTTGTTACATTGACTATTAGAACATTTAATTCTACAACTCCACAAACAATTACATTAACACCAGGAGATAGAAAAACTTTCTTATTTGAGGATGTTCAAAGTATTACTTTCTCAAATGCCACTACAGCTAACGCTGAACTTAGTCCATTATTTATCCAACAAACAACATGTATTTGTTGTGGTGAATCAAATTCATATTACTATGAGAGTAGTGATTATGGTTATTAGTAGTTATTATAGAGGGCTTCGGCTCTCTTTTTTTATGTATGTTCTGAAACTGGATTTACATACAGGTGTCCTTAATGGAGAGAGTTACAAAGGGGAAACTTCATTTTCTCTATAACTGAGGTATTGTTGATTTATGCTATTATAATTTTATAATTATTTTTTTCATTTGATTCATAGTTAAAACTGAAACTGTCTTGGGGGATTAAACATGTATATAGACACGATTGAAATAAGCAATTTTAGATCGATTGGAAGCAGCCCACCACTAAAACTAGATATTAGTGATATTACCGTTCTGTCAGGAATTAATGATACAGGTAAAACTTCAGCCTTATTAGCCTCATTTATTGGTTTGAATAATGTTTCAACAAAAAATCAAGAATTATATAAATTATTGGATGGAAGTAAACATCGTAAAGGCTATGCTTTAGACGAATCCGCACAAGCTATTAAGCCTACTTTCAAATGTACGGAAGAAGATGTAGAAAAAGTATGGGAATACATACAACATAAGGGAATTTTGAAATATATCTTGCAAGAATTAAGGAAAGAAGAGATTAATATTGAGGAAGATACGGTTAAAGAATTTATTTCAGAAGCTGTAATCACACTAAAAATCCCACTGGATAGTCGACGATTCTCCTTTTACGATAGTTGTGTTGATCTTGTACTTTGGAATAAATGTGTTGAGAACTTCTTTAAATACGAAAATATTTTAGAATTGTCAAACTATTTACATCGAGCAATTAATACTGCTGCTGCATTAGAGACATCTATAAACAACATGAATTGTTTATATGTTCCGGGTGTTACAAGAAGTAATGATCAAATTTTATTCAGAGAAAAAGATCGAAAATCGCAATTAATAGCCTTTTTCAAAGGGATTTGTTCGGAACAAGGGAAAACTTCCGGGAAATACGACGCTTTTAAGGAATATTTTAAAATTTTACTCCCTGAATTGGTAAGGTTTGAAATAAATATTGTTCAAGATAATGAAGAATCTGAGGATATATTTTTAACTTGGAACCATAATGACTGTGAAAAAGAACAACCATTATCCCGAAGTGGTGATGGAATCTATAATACTATATTTCTTATGGCCAAGGTGCTAAATAATTTTAATGCAATGAATATTGTATTTATTGATGAACCTGAAATAGGATTACATCCATTGCTACAGCAAAGATTTATTAAGTTGCTTAGAAAACTTTCTCGTGAATACTCAATAAAATGGGTGTTAGCAACGCATTCTCCCTTTATATTACAGTCTTTAAAAGATACAGAGAAACTATATTTAATTAAGCATGATGGTCACCAAACAAATTGTCTGGAAATTGATATCGCTAATAAAGATGTTGTTTTTAGTACTTTAGGTGCTTATTTGCCTTTAGCTCTTTCTGCCACAGGTGTAATATTTGTTGAGGGACAAACTGAGGCGACCGTTTTAACCATACTATTAGCTAAAGTTGGTTTAAACATAGAAAGGGAACGAATAATAATTATCCCTCTTGGTGGTGAAAATCTCTTTCAGATTTCTGCAAAAGATTTAAAAAAATTACATGAAAAAAGTATGGTCATTATAGATAGTGATTTATCTAAACCTGAAAAAGAAGGAGGAAATATAAAAAAAATAAAATTAGATTATCAAGCTGAATGTGAAGAAAATAATGTTGAATTCTTAATGATTAAGGACTATAGAACATTAGAAAATATGTATCCAAAGGATGTTTTAGCGGAAGTTTTAGGTAAAGAAGTTGAAACTCTTGATTATGGAAACTTTGATGAGGTACCTGGAATTCGTAATAAAATCAAGGTAGGGGAAGAAGTCGCAAATAAAATGTCTAAAGAAGAAGCTGAGCGTTTTCCTTTGATTAAAGAAATACAAAAATGGTGGAATGAGAAATAATATTTGGATGGGAGTCCAATACATATTATTAAAATTAAAGTGGTTCAAGTCGCAGGAAGGCACCTTAGGGTGTCTTTTTTTATGATTTAACACAATCATAATCACATTTTGAGGTACTTCTTGTTTTTAGACCTATCATTTTACCTTCCTTTATAAGTCCTATTTTAGTGCTGAATTTTAAAATATAAATTCATTTTCAATAACTTTATTTCTACAGGTAATATATAATTTGAATATTGATACATTAAAAACAATATAAAAAGGAGTGTATATCGTTGGAATCATTAAGACGATTTGCTAAGGCTGCATTATATTACTGTAATAGGAATAACAAATGGGATGTAGATATGCATAGTGATAAGCCCTTGAAAACTTTATTAGAAAAAATATATGAACACCCTAGATTTAGTGCTATTTTTGAAGTTGAAATAGCAGAAAGTATAATTAATTCGTATCTCGAAGATATACACATACAACAGCAAACAAACTATGGTGATCAAGATGCAGATCAATTTTTAGAATATATATATGAAAATCTTTATATAAATATCAAAGAAAGATGGATCATTTTCCCTTTAAAAGGAGCATTTCTTTCAAAAACAGTAAAGTATAAAGATTTTATTTTCATTTCAGGGGATAGAAATGAAAAATTAAATACATTAAAAAAAATATTTAAAGTGTCATTGAATGAAACGAAAACAAGAATGCAGCATATTGAGAGAAAATCATCTTCTTTTTTACAACATCCATTAGTAGCTATTAGAGTAAAACATCAATATAGTTATGTTTTTTATAGGGCAAGACATATAGGACTTTATACAAATTCTATTTTACATGCTATATACTGGGGGAATGTGTATCCTAAATACAAATTACCTCTTTTCAGTAATATACATCAAAATGAACATATTAATATTCTCTTAACATGTGGTACTACAGAATATGAATTCAACAACGCACCGCTTAATTTTAATGCAAATTGTTTTATAAACTTAGACTGGCTCCTAGAAAAGAAATATATAAAGTTATTGGATCTAATATATCAAGAAATGGTTATGAAAACTCATAACCCGGTCTCCCAAAAATTTTTGAACGGTATAAATTTTTTTAAAAGAGCTATAGAGGTTGAAAATAGTAATGATATAACTCAAGGATTAGGAACACCTTTATTGTTGTTAACAATTGCTAGTGAAAATATTCTATTAAAACATAAAGATTCTAAGCGAGACAGATTACGTGTATTATTCCCTTGTTTGGTTAATTGGGATGTCATGGATAAGAATGAATTTAGTTCATTAATAAGTCAAATTTATACTTGGAGATCAGAATTTGTACATGCGGGGATAGAGCTGTATAAGGATTATAATGAAGATTTTTCATCAGGACCTAACACAAAACAATATATAAATTTTAAAGTAGCGGTATCAAAATTATTATGTAGATCTCCTTATTTCATAAGGCTAGTTAACAATCGTTTTGTTAAACAGGATTCAATAAGACATATTGATCTATGGAATACATATTTAGATAATCATTGGAACAGAGGTAAGAGTTTATTAAATAAGGTGGAATAGAAATAATTTATAATAAGTATAAAATCATATTAGAGACGGTCTATATACTCTTTTAAATTAACGGTTTTCTGTTGAGGGTGGCGCGGTGAACCCTATCATACGTAAATGGGGTTTTATTAGCTTTAAGTAATCTTTAAATAATTAATTTTATGAGCCATCTTTGGGATTTGGCATTCCTCCAATGTATCATAGTCTATACTAGATGATGGAATAAGTTCGTTATGATTAATATTTAACTAAAGAGAAAAGCTCTCTAATTGAGAGCTTTTTTAGATAAATGGCTTTAATACAAACCATCTTTTTATTATTTATGTATGCACATAAAATGAACATACATTAAAATACAACTATTCGAAAATTTGTAAGTTTATTAAATCATCAGGTCCCTCTAATTGAGGTTCTTGAGCGTAATTTGAGCGCTCTAAAACCATATTTCTTACTAAGAAATATAATTCTTTATAAGTGATTGCACTTTGGCTTCCCATCACGTCAGTTAATGCTTTAGTAAAACGGCCATATGTACCTTCATCATATGATACTTGATCTGCTTTACATCCTGCTAATAAAATATGATTCGGTCCTGAAAAAGATGAAAAGTCTTTTCTAATAGGTTCAAAACCACTCATAATCATTTTTATGTCTTGAATGGTTTGGGTTGGAGGAATGTAACGAGGTTTAATACTTGATAAATCTCTTCTTTCAACGTTATTAAAACTATTAATTATTGCTTTTACATCCTCAATAGTTCGCGCTTGCGGAATAGAATAATAATTACCAAAGTTCCTTGTACCAGTTCCAGAATGACAACTATCCAAAATAACCACAAATTTTACACCTTTAGGTATGTTAGATAGTATTGTATTAATTTCATCATCTCTAATAAGATTAGATTGGTCAGCAAGTGCATCGATGGGTACAATAGCTTCATCCAACATATCTTCCTCATCAATTGGTGGCAAATCCGCTGTCTGTGTTCCGTGTCCCGAGTATGTAAATAATCCAATATCCCCAGGTTCTAGTTGATTAACTAGCCATTCCAGTCCTTTGAGAATATTTTTTTTAGTCGCTACTTCCTCAATAAGTAATTGTATATTAGACTGATTAAAATCAAATTTTTTAACTAGCGTATTTAAGATCATTGATGCATCGTTTATACAGCCCCCTAACTCATATTTACTGCCTCGATAATTTATACCTGTAATTAACGCTAATTTCTTCACTTTACTCCTCCTATTACTAATTTATAAAGTGGACAGAAAATCATTTCTGTCCACTTATAAAAAAACACTTAAATTATATCTATAGAGCTTCTATAGACATCCAACTATTTGTAGCTTATTCTTCGATTACAATTGCCTTACTCTGAACTTAACATCATCAAAAAAGTTTAATATTAGCATCAATAATCTCCCCAGCGGTTGTTCCAATTGCCGCTCCTACAGGTCCACCAATTACACCACCAATTGCACCAGTAATTGGTGCCGTAGGAATACTTTCAGTACCTGGAATACCAAAAAAACGTGCCTGAGTTTGTAGGTCACCTTCAACTAAAAGTAACCCTTTTCCATTGATACTTAGTTTTCCAACAACTCTTCCATTCATCTTCTTTCACCTCCTTCCACAACAGTATTTACAATTTAATTTAACTAATACATTTTTTTACTATTTTGTTATTTTTAAATAATTATAAATTTTCTTTATAAGAATAATTGGATGATATAAGGTTATTCTGATAGATTAAATTCTTTATATACATATAATTTTAAAATAATATATATTGATTAATAGTTAATAATATTTAATCTAAAAATCTAATCATATATTAACTGATTAAACATTGACTACATTGATGAGTTCTATAAAGAACCCTTTAAAAAGGTATTCAGTCCATTTTTAACATGATTGAATAAAGAATTTAATATGAAAACAGTAACAAAAGAAAAATGGGATTTACAAGTTGAAGAAAACCACCTTAAGGTGTCTTTATTATTACTCTTCGACATAATATGACGAAATAGGTTTAACCAATTCTGTTATGATGATTCGGAAATCTTACATTGTTTTAAGTGGTAAGTCCTCAACCATAAAAGAAAGAAGTGATAGTTACGGATAATTCAACCTCTTCGAATAAGAATTCTGGTTTATCGGATAATCAAATGTATATAAATAGTTACTAAAGGGGATGGGGATTTGAAGCAGAAGCTGATTGTTATAATATGTAGTTTAATTTTAATCCCTCTTGTGATTATGGGATGGAATAAGTATTTAGATTACAAATATGAAAAGGAACGAGAAAAAGTCCATGCCGACTACGAAAAAGAACTAGTAGAACTGGAAAAGGAACAAACCAAACAGCTAGCGAAAGAAGAAAAAAGACTAGAAGAGCTAGAAGAACAGAATCGTAATGCAGAAGCTAAGCAGAAACGTATGACTGACGCTTTCAACAGCTTACGCCAAGGTATGTCCTACGAAGAAGTTGCAGCAGCGTTCGGTACAGAAGGTGATTTAAAAAACCAAGGTACCTATAGTAATGAATGGAAAGACTATAAAAAAAATCACCCTGCGTATTTTTGGAATTATGACAGCATCTACAATATAGTTTGTAATTTTAGCTATAACAAACTAACGTCATGTAAGAAACAAGAACGTGTTCGAGTAAAAGTGAATGGAACTTGGTATGAAAATTAAACTCATCTAGTTCTTGATGGGTTTTCCTTTTATAAAAATGGCCATCAGCAAAGGCTACAATTTGCTAAACGACCAGCGTTGTATGTAAACGTGCTGCGTAACAACAAAGATATATTGTGATTTGATTTCATCATTTTTACAAAAAGCCTTCAATTTAGATTGAGGGCTTTTTATAGTTATGGTGTAAAGATAATAGAAGGAAAATACAATATTTCCGTTCATAATAATAAGTATATTTTTATGAATTCCATAATTCAGGAAATAGAAAGGCTAATTTTTGGGTGTTCTCTTTTCCTTGTATATCGTGATAATTGTATCTACTATAACAAATGTAAGTAGTGCTTCAGCAGAAATTTCAATAAGGCTTTTGATAAAAGCAGAATCATAGTGATAACTGCGATATGAATTATAGTTTCTAATTATATATAAGATAAGTAACATTGCATAAGTTATCATCCTAAAATTTAATCGTTCAAAAGTCTTATTATACTTCTCCACTAAATCCCTTGTATATGCAGTGTTATTAGCTAATAAAAACCACCTAATGGAATACTTTACTATTAGGGGGAAGTAAGCAAATGTAATTGAAAAACCGACTGAATACACATACAAATATTGAGGGGTAATAGACCATGTAAGGAATCCTATAATAATTAAAGTTACTATCAAAATAAATACGGATACAAACAAGGCATGATTTAGAAACTTCATTAGTCCTACAAAGAAGTTAACCAAATGTATAAGTGGTTTCGGTATTTCTTCTACCCCCTTATCCTTATAAATATACAACCCTAATAATAAAGCTACAAATAATGTAATTATGAGTCCTATTGGTACTATAAAAATCCAATTCATATTTAAGCCTCCTTTATTTTTAATATAATACATTGAATCTACAAATCCCTCTCTGGAATATATAAGATTCTAGATAATATTTTATTATATACGAATATAACTATAAAGATAAAAGAATGAATTAATGAAACTAATGTTAATCCTTTTATATTCTAAAAGGTACATCTTTCGAGACACACTCCTTCCTAGCCATATTAAAACCACATCTCCCGATAGATTTGACAAAAACCATTACTCAATATTAGTAAAAAATAGAGGATATTTCTCTATTATCCATCGGTAAATTCTTATCATTTTCCCATTGAGAGTCATGACTCTCTCTTTTTTATTTCCATTCGACATAATATGACAATATAATAATGTTTGTTTTGATAAGATTGTCCAGAAATATTACATTTTATATATCTTGGAGGAATTCAATTATGAGCAAAAAATTATTAATGGCTTTAGCATGCAGCGTGTTACTTATGGGATTGGCTGCTTGTGGTTCAAATGATAAAGCAAGTACATCAGAAGAACCAAAACAAGAAACTAAAAAAGAAGATGAGCAAAAACAGGAAGAGGAACAAAAGAAAATAGAAGAACAGAAAAAAGCCGAAGAACAAAAACAAGCTGAGGAACAAAAGAAGTTAGAAGAACAGAAAAAAGCCGAAGAACAAAAACAAGCTGAAGAGCAACAGAAGTTAGAAGAACAGAAAAAGGCTGAAGAACAAAAAGCTGAAGAAAAAGCTAAACAAGAAGAGCAGCAACGTCAAGAAGCTGAGGCGCAACGACAGGCTGAAGAAAAAACGAAGCAAGAACAACAACGTCAAAAGCAGGAACAAGTGCAAAAACAAAGAGAAGTAAATCAAAAGAAGACAGAGAAAGAAGCACGTGAGGAACAAGAAAGTTTAGAATATGCAAAAAGGAGAGCTCAATCATTTGAGGATAAAGAACGAGAAAAAATGAGTTGTGATGAAGCGAAAAATGTTCTTGAACAATTAAAGAATGGCGAACAGAATCCAGCAACAAAAGAGCATATTATTAAGTATCAAGAAAAAGTAAATATGTGTAGCAAGTAACAAAATAACTTAAAATAGTAAAACACCATTTGGATGAGAGTCCAATACATATCATTAAAATTAAAGTGGTTCAAGTCGGAGAAAGGCACCTTAGGGTGTCTTTTCTTTATGTATAAAATAGCCCGACTATTTCCGTAGATGTGCTAAATAGTAACCCCTATTACCATTTATTTAAATATCTCCAAGTCAATATTATATAATTTCGATATATTTAAATTATATTTTAATTATATAAGTAGTGCAAAAGACGTTAGGCTTTGTTATCATGTTCTACGAATTAAAATTATTTCAAGGAGGTTTTTTTGTGTTTGATATATTAAAAAAACAATGTCGATTCAATAAGATGTCGGCAATATCGTTAGGGATTTTTGTGCTTTATATGATTTTAAAGCAATTTATCGCACTAGTTTATTTCATTAGTGATGAACAGTTTAGCGGGATGAGCATTTCGTTTGACGCAATTGATTTGTTACTTGTTCTAATAATTTATTTTTATTATCGTAGATCTAAAGAGCCTTTTACAAATCAAAATAATTTTACGATGAGTTTGCCAAAAAGCTTACTTTTAGGTCTAGTACTAACTGTAGTATGTAAATTCCTCCCGCTGTTACTAGCAGATTTTATAAGTTTTCAGTCATCCAATCAAGTTGAACTAGAAAGCCAAGTAACGTTACCAATTTTAGTCTTCGCATTTTCTGTTGCTCTGGTAGCACCCATTGGTGAAGAAATTGTCCATCGTGGTGTTATACAGCATGGAATTTTTAAAAATTCCTGGTTAGGTGTATTTGTTTCTTCAGCTATTTTTGCAGGTTTACATGTTAGTCTTCTTTCTTTAGAAGCAATTCCGTATTTCCTTCTGGGAATTGGTTTAGGTTGTACTTATAAGTTAACCGGGCGTTTATATGTGGGAATTATAATGCACATGATTAATAATTCACTAGCAGTGATTGCTATTTACTATTTTTAAATAAAAGAATTAAGAGGGAGTATGCTACAGGTGAATACTAAGAAAAATAATTTGTTAATATCTTAACTCCATTCCAGACCGAACCGTCCGGTCTGAATCTGTGGTTCAAGTCAGAGGGAGGCACCTTTAGGTGTCTTTTCTTTTGTACATTATATCCATTACGTGCTCATTGATTTTTTATGCACGTTTGATATAATTATTGTAATAGTATTACAGTAATACCTTGTGTATATAATAAAAAGAAGAGATGCGCTAACATCTCTTCAAGTAACTGCTACCGCAAGGTGGTCGGTTGCTTAAACTTATTTTTTGCGTTTAGAACCGCCCTTTCGCTTGCCGGCATTTGGGGCGGTTCTTTTATTTCGTTTACTGCTAATCTTCTTCGCCAGCTCATTCGCATAAGCTGTTGCAAATACTGTAAGGAATACCTTAGCAGCGTCATACAATAAATTAAATAAAGAATCCATTCGGTCACCTCCTTTCTCTCTAGAATCAGAGAAAGGATAGCAACCTCCCGCCCTCACAATATACAGTTACATACAGTCTATCACACAATTTTATTAGAGGAAATATCATTGGAATAATCTCAAATTACATCGAGTTAAAAATAGAATATAGATTTTGTTCACTTTTACGATACATTTATGAAACATTCATATGTTACGTTGTATAAGTCCTTTTTTGAATCATTTTCATTCTGTCAAAAAGTCCTAGCCTCTCTAGGACTTTTTGCGTTTAAATAAAGAGGTGTACTAAATTTCTCAATGTACAATATTACTTAACGTGGTAAAATAATAGTTGGATTGGCGTCCAATACATATTATTAAAACTAAGATGATTCAAGTCGGAGGAAGGCACCTTAGGGTGTCTTTTCTTTTTTATTATCCTATTATAACGGGTTAGTCATAGCGTTATGATATTTTTGGTGTAGATCCATTCCTATCAATTAAATTTGAAAAATATAACTGTCTTTTATTTAAAGGACATATATTATAAGAAATGTGATTATAAGTTTCATAATTAAAATTATGAAACTTATAAAAAAAACGAAAAATTGTGTTATAGTAATATAAGTATAGGTATTGGCCTCCAGGCAAAGTGAATGCAAATATTATCTTTGTGGAGGTATTTTAGTATGTTTAAAGAAAAAACCTATAAAAAAACTAAAAAGAAAACTGTAGAGGAGAAGCAAACAGCGACTACCAAAACAGTTACTCATGTCACAGAAGTTGAGGTCGTTAGAACTCAAAAGAAAAAGAGTGGAACTACTACTTCCAACTCTTTCCAGTGGCGTGATGCAGTAAATTGGGTTTTCCGTCTAGGGACACTCATTATTTCTCTTTTTAAAGGCTAATGGTCAAAATAATACTAATCATTAAATAGTAAAGAATCCCACCCAAGGCAAGCGTTGAGATTTTCTAGATAATTGAGGACTAGTCACCCTCGCATATTATCAGTTCATATATGCTATACATATGCAATTCACTAGCCTAGAAGTGCAATCTTTAACTGGTGCACTTTGTTATTTAATGCATTACATTATTATTGATTATTATTACCTTAAAGAAAGAAAATAAACAAAAAAGCTTTCCGTTAGTCAGGCGGAAAGCTTTTTTTGTTTACCTAATTATTATCTTTGTGTGGTTTCAGTAACACAATTAACAACAGCAGTAAGGCTTGCTAGCGATGGTTATTACCTTAGTGTATTTTTTGAACAAAACAAGGGATTTTACGAAATTCCGCCTGATCATCTAAAACATAAATTTTACACATATATATACACGCTTCAAACAATCCTCCAGTGTTTATAATGTGTACTGTCACCATGGTATTTAAGTATGTCTAAGTTGAATATACCACTTTCTTATATTTTATTCAACAATGGGATAGAATGTTTTATTGCATAAAAAGGCTCCATTGCTGGGTCACTCCAAAAATAATATAAGTAAATGAATTAAAACAAATTACTAATATAGAAATCCTATTTTTTACTGATATAATAAACTTACTCGATAATTGTTATATTTTTTTATGGTTTTTCAGCAATATAATACTTTCTTAACACCAAATGTACAATTAATGGTTACTCATGCACTTTTGGAGCCTGAATATACTGAGAAAGTTCCATTTTACGATTGGTTAGCTTTGTAACGATAGTATATAAAACTTCTAATTTGTATATACTATAAATCTATAGGGGTGATATTGATGGAAAAATGTATTTACTTAAAAGATAGCAAACAACAATTATCATTTGATTCAGAAGAACATATTTTTCCAGCTGGACTAGGTGGAATTAGAAAACTCCCAAAAGGATATGTAAGTGATGAATGTAATAATTTCTTTTCCGGTATGGAAACTGAATTTATGAGAAGATCTCCTTTGGCTATACCAAGACAATTTGTCGGTCCAGGTAAGAGAGGTAAACTAAACGAAAAATATGCAACTAAGTCTGATATATCTCTAATGTCTGATGAAAATTCTCCTATAGGAATAGAATTTGGTTATATTTCTTTAGGTAAACCTTATTCAATACCGCAATTCAAAATTCGTCTTGAAGGAAAGATGCAATTTATCTCAGATCAATCATTCGGAGATGCTACAGCACAATATAATAATCTAATGGACAAACTAGAAAAATTTAACAATCAATATACAATTTATGAAGATGAACGAATTGATGAAAACTCATTTCTAATTGGTTACGAAAGCAAAGAAAATAAATGGCATATAGCTTTTCATAAAAAAGATCATGGGATTAATGTTAATGAATGGATTGAGAGAGTCATAAAGTCCAAAAAAAATATCAATAATGATGATATTGAGTATGGTAAGATGCAACCCAAAGTAATACAGAGTATGAAAATTGATTTGATAGATTTCCATCGGGTTTATGCGAAAATCGCATTTAATTTCTTAGCCGAACTAACAAATCAAGAATTCGTACTTGATGATCAGTTTGACCCAATAAGAAATTGGATACTACATGGCGGCGAAAATGAATTTGTTACCTTAACAGGTAACGGCGAAAATTTCAAATCAATTAGCAATTTGATTCCAGTTCCTAAATCATCACATTTAGTGATGATAATTCAAAATAGAAACCATTTATTTGCAACTATTAGCTTTTATGGCGGGCAATTTGAAGTCTCTGTATTATTAAGTGATAGATTTGATGGTGTTTTTGAACAAGATGGTTTTATCTGTGATTGGGAAAATAGACAAGAATTTAGAATTTTTGAATACATGCTTAAGGAGCAAGAGAAGAAACTTAAAAAAATTAAAGAACTTCAAGACGTAGAAGACTAAAACAAAAATTATAAAATTAACGAACTATGTCTGTTCTGTAAATTGAAACTTCAGTTTGTAGAGGATTTTATCCAAGATAAGAGAGATTGGCTAGAATCCTAAAAAATCTAAGTCAGAAAACAGATGATACTTTATAGAAAATTGCGATTAGGGAAGGCCGTATGATTGTTCAGGGGGGCAAGAATGATTAAACGTATATTTCATAAATAAATTGTAGTTGTAGCTGATATAGATTTAGCTTATTTCGGAGGCGAAGATTATGTGGATTCACCATTCCCTTATGCCAATTATAGATATTCTAGTAAATATCTATAGTTTTTGAACATTATATATGTCCCCTTTCGATTAAGAACCTTTCTAAGATTAGGAAATAATTTGTACTATGCCAAAATAATAAATTATTATTTAAAAATTAAAATAGTTTTATTCGGAGGAAGACACCCTAAGGTGTCTTTTTTTAAGACTGGACATCAACAGAGTCGTTTTGCTAAGCCACTAAGCTGGTTTTATTTTATGTGAAAATGCTACAAAAAAATAAAATATACTGTAATTTGATTTTTTTTCAGAAGAAAGCATTTCCATTTAATATAGATAAAATTATTGATTCACAACAAAAAGAATGCAAATACTTCACCTGCATTCTTTTTGTTTCATATACAGGACTACTTTAAATCATACAGATCTGAAGGAATAGCCTGTACATTAATATCAAATTTTTTAAGAACTGCATTTACAACATCAACAAACCAAGACGCTGCACCAGGATAAACATAAACATTTCCAATCAAATCTTTTAGATTTACTTGAATATTCTTCCCTATCTTATGTTCATCACTAACATCATATTGTGAAGGTATAGAAACAAACCTTACTTCTTGTTCATGACTAAACGAAACTCTCTTTGTAAAAAACGGCTCAATATAATGTTTTTTAAGATTATTTTCCGTAGTATTATCCAAATATCTAACTTTACCAATAAAAACTTCATCCTCGCAAGCATTCAAGCTCTTTTTCACCCTATCAAAAGTAGTTTGAATCGCTATTCCTTCTTTACCATTAGAATACAAATCCCACATGGCTGCTGATTCATACTCATTTAAATGCCAACAGTTAATAAAAATCTTTTTACGCTGTTCATCCAGTCCTATACTCAACTCTTTTTTAAACTGTTCTATCTCAATTTGCTCAGCATACTCTCTATATTCACTCATTTCCTCCATTTTCATTACTCTATTTAATAATGCAAATGCATCCTGATCTGTTTGGTTAAATAATTTACCCTCAAATGTATCTCTAAAATTATCCGATCTACAAAAGAAGATTGACTGCGTAGATAACAAACTTACTAACTTAGTAAAATCCATATATCGCCATAGTTTAGCATCACCTTTTATATCTGAATTAATCCATTGACTCTCTACAAACACAACTACTCATCCTTTCATTTCCTTTAAAATATTATTATCATCGATAATTAATTAGAACAGAAATATCCCCAGTATAATTAACCATTATACTGGATATATTTCTCAAATTATATTATATAAAACCATTAGTTTTTTTTATTTTCGTTCGACGAAATATGACAAAATAGTTGTAACCATTTCTGTTATGATGGTTTCAGAAATCTTACATTTTACATAATTGGGGGAAACAAAATGTATAAGAAATTGGTTACAATCACTATAACTGGGGCACTTGCTTTTAGTTTAGCTGCATGTGGTGAAACTGAAGAAACTGCAAAAAAGGTATCAAATGATACTAAAACAGAACAACCAGCTGAAAAGAAAGAAGAGAAGAAAGAATTTAAAATTGGTGAAATGATTCAACTTGGAGACCACAAGTTAACTGTCACAAATATTGAAAAGTCTCAAGGTGGAGAATTTGATAAACCCAAAGATGGACATGAATTTTTAATCGCTAAGGTAACTATAGAAAACGGTGGTAAGGAAGAAATAAGTTATAATCCTTTCGATTTTAGCTTACAAAACAGTGAAGGGAATATTGTAGATCAAGCATTTACTACAGTTAACCAAGATACTGTGTTGAATTCCGGGAAACTTGCACCAAACGGAAAAATTTCTGGAACTATCGCTTTCGAATCAAAGCAAGGAGATCCTAAGCTTCAATTAATCTTCAAACCAAATTTCTTATCTAAAAAAGAAATTCGAGTAAATCTTCAATAACAAATTAGAAATGGAGTTATAACTATGAAAAGAACAGCTGAATTTGTATTAGGGCTTATTGGTGGGATTTTTGGAATCCTATGTGCATTTATCGCATTATTTATCGGTGGACTTGGATCTGCTTTAGAAACTGATGGCGCAAACACTGTTATTGGCTTAGGATGGGGCGCTGTAGCTCTATCTATATTAGGAATCGTTGGATCTGTTATGGTAAGAAGTAAAGCGAAAGTTGGCGGTATCATGATGACTGTTGCTGCTATCGGAGGCTTTATCTGTATATCTCTGATTTACTTATTACCAGGAGTATTATTATTAATCGGCGGATTAATGGGTATCTTCCGTAAAGATAAAGTTGTTGTATCTGCTTAAAATGGGCACTCGAAAGAGTGCTTTTATTTTACTCTCTGGCATAAATGAAATTAGGGGTGATGCGCATGAGGAAAGAATTTTTTTGGGGATTGCTGTTTACTACATGTCTGATATTTTCTGGTTGTTCAGCTAATATGAAATATGTAGAACATGAAACTAAGGAAAAATTAGAAAATAGTTCATTGGGACCATATATTGAAAAAGTCGATTATAAAGCTGATAAAAAGGAGGACGATACTACACCAGTAAATATTCAAGCGATCGTAGATGAGAAGTTCTCTGATTTGTCTACCATGGAAAAATATCAAATCATGTACACTACGCTCGATCAAATTATGGGTTCTTTTAATAATGTTTATTGTGGAGAGAATAGATCATGTCGTTACAAGGACCTTAAATTACTATACGATGACGATACATTTGTTATGGACATTTTTGATAAAACACTGGTTATTAACGAGTTCGAAAAATATTCAAAACGTGATTATGACATAGAACTAGCTAATAGCACTTATAAAGCCACCCCCAATAACGTATCTAAATACACATCGCAAAAGAAAGAGAAATTTGCTAGCAACGGAATGAACTACATGATTATATTTGATTTTATGAAAGAACAATACAGAATCCTCACAAACAATGACGAAAACTACATCCCCGAAGTACATGATCCTCGGGTAGCCGAAATAGCTGCTAAACGATTTGGAATTACAGCCAAAGAAGCTGGATTTATTTATGAAGAAGTGCAAATGGATGCTTTTAAGTAAAATATAGATTTTGTTCTAATACATATTATTAAAGTGGGTCAAGTCGGAGGAAGGCACCTTTGGGTGTCCTTTCTTTATAAAAAAGAACTCATAAAACGCCTTAAATTATTAAATTTAAATATCATAATTTTATTATAAAATAATACATTAATATTAACACTAAAAATTTGTTATAATTAGTAAAGAATTCTATTAATTAGATAGAGAGGATACAATATTATGGGTTATAAATTTCGTAGAATTATCCAGTTTTCCCCGGGTGTGAAAATTAACTTTACATACACAGGTACGGGAGGGAACTCTATTCCACCTGAATCAAGAACGACATCTTATATACCTGGAACTGGAATCTCGTATACACCACGAATAGCTGAGTCAAACAACTATTATATACAACGCGGATATCAAGGACCAAACACTTCCTATCCCACTATGGATGAACAAGAATACAATACGGTAAATGCATTTGAGCCAGTAAAAGAAACCCAAACTTACCTTGTTACTGCTTTTCGTAAAAAGGATAATCAAGTAAACTCCGTAGGTAGAAAACTAATGAAACCACTTTCCATAATTACAGGCGTGTTTGCGGGCCTATTCTTAATTATGATGCTTATTATACCTGCTCTAATCATGGCATTCTTTTCTTTCCTATGCTATAAAAATATAAAAACACCATTTGCAGTTGTATGCCCAGAATGTGATGCTGAGAATCTATTCATTTTTGAAGAAGAGAAGATTGCTTGTCGTAAATGTGAGAGTACTCTTATAATCCAAAAATAAATGGTTCTCAAATTAACATCTCTTTATTAGTCAAAACAATATAAATCTAATTATAAATATAAATAGATAAAAAGAGGGATAAGTGAATATCATTATTAACTTTGAAGCGTTTAATCCAACTATAAACGACTTAGCTATCAAACTTGCTATGGTACTGTTTATACCGTTATTCTTAGCATTGATTGTCAAAGTGATACTTATGAAATTTATGAAAGAATCAATTGCTGGCAGATTAGCAAGTCTATCTTTGTTATTCTTTATGTACTATGTATTTAAATTTATTACAGCGTAAAAGGCACCTTTGGGTGTCTTTTTTCTGCATTAAAAATGCCTACCTATTTCCCTAGGTAGGCATTTTGTGACTTTGTATTTGCAAACGATGATATTATGACAAAACTCCTTAATCCCCAAACTCTCTGATCGTTCGTCTTCAATACGCTTAAAATGGTTCTATGTATACTAGTCTAAAGTACGAGCAGCTGCATAGAACGATCCAGAACCACCATTTCTGTGAGTAACTTTAAGCTTATATTTACCTTTTGAAAGAGTATTGTACGTATTTGTAAAACCCTTTCCTGCTGCTAACGATCCAGAACCAATAACATTACCTTTTGAGTCTTTTAAAGACCAGTCAAGTGTACCTTTAGTATTGTTCGTCATATGAACTCTCATATCCGCTTTTTTTACATGCTCGAACGGTACTTCTCTTTCACCATTTATCAGACTGAAATCATCTTTAAGTATTTGGGTACGTTGGACAATTGGTGCTGAATTTTTAGTATTATCTACACCTTCTGTACTTGCTGATGCTGCTCCAATCCCTCCAGTTAATGCGATACCAGTTGCTAATGTTCCTACTACTAATTTCTTAAACATAATAAATCCCCCTTTAATAGTTTTTTATAACTTGCACCTTAAATGTATCACTTTTGTAATTTTTGTAAATATTTTCAATTTATACAAATATTTATTTAATTATTAACAATATTGGAATTTTATTTTATCAAATAGAAAATAGAGGGATTTATGATGATATGTAATAATGCATGTTCATTCGGCAAAAAATCGTGATAAAATCTAAGCACCTGTTCTATTTTTTTCAATTAAAATGGAAACCTTACTTCTTATTTACCCAAATGGGAGGCGCTTTATAGCGTCTTTTTTTTATTTTCAAAAGGCCATGCTCATTTAATCCATAAAAACATAAAGTAATTTGAATCCATTAAGATACATGAGTGACTCCTTATTTTTCTCCTACTATTTAAAGGAGGAATTATTATGGGCTTTGGTGGTAGCTGCGGTGGCGGCTGTGGCTTTGCAGGAGGATTTGCTTTATTAGTTGTATTGTTTATATTATTAATTATTGTCGGAGCTTCTTGCTTCTGCTAAAAAACTATTAGAAAAGGCACCCTTATATGGGAGCCTTTTCTTTATGTATATTATCTATTATCCGATTCATCAGTTTTATTATAAACACATTTAGCTTCTCCAAAAAAAACACCCGTGCCTCATTCTCCACCATAATACGCATACTTCCCAGGTGAACCATTATCTCGTATACTTGGATATGATTTTAGTTTATATTCATAAACCTAAACCATAAAAATATAAATAGATTACCATGATTAGAATTCCCATAACAGTAACTAATAGGAGTTTCCCATCCGCACCTGTAATAACTTCTTTTAGATTTTCTTTTGCTTGTTGTTTCTTTTCTCCACTTAAAAAGAGATAAATAATAAAATAAGTAACCACTAAGAAGAATGAGAATATTATATCTATCATTACTTATGTACCTCCCTAATGCGTGCTATTAATTTCCTTATACGTTTTAAACTAAGATATCTGAAATCATAATGTTAATAAATATATCCCCCCGATTAAAAGTGCCGCAGCAAAGACTAATATTATTATTCCATCAGGACTATTAAGAATTTCTTTTATATGTTTTTTTGCTATTTGCTTAGTTTCTCCACTTGAAAAGAGATAAACAATGGAATGGAAAATTAGTAAGAAAAATGCCGTAACTAACTCTATCATGGTTTATGTACCTCCTAATATATATGTACCTTTAATTAACCAATAATTGCCTTATACATTATATCAGCTAGGGTACACGGAAGTATAACGAATTATTTTTATAATTTAATTTATTAATCGGAACAGCCTTAATACAGGATTGTTCAAGTCGGAGGAAGGTGCCTTTGGGTGTCTTTTTTTATTATAAAAACCCTCAAGCATTCATACACTTGAGGGTTTATCAATTGAAAGGTAGGGCTGTTTGGAGTTCCTTAAATTAAGAACAAAGCGGGATTACTCCTAAACCAATTAATAGAGCTGCAGCAAACGCTGGAATTGGCACAGGGATCTCGATACCTTCTACAACTAAGAAGTATTGTCCACTTACTACTTTAAAACAAACTAATTGCATGGTTATTCCTCCCTTCTGCTAGGATTAATACATTATATTCATTAATCTTATTATCGTTATAATTAGATTGTTTATTTTTAAAGAAATGTGCAATTTATTTATATTCAGGTGAAGTACCTTAGATCATCTTTCCCTTATTTTCAAAAAGGACCTGCTCAATTAACTCTTAAAAACATAAGGTAAAGAGAATCCATTAAAATACATGAGTGACCTCATTTTTTCGCCTCTTACTAAAAGGAGAGATTAATATGAGTTATGGTGGTAGCTGCGGTAGTTGCGGCGGTGGCGGTTTTGCTGGAGGATTCGCTTTATTAGTTGTATTATTTATTTTATTAATCATCGTTGGAGCTTCTTGCTTCTGCTAAAAAACTATCGGAAAAGGCACTCTTATATGGGTGTCTTTTCTTTATAAAATTTACATTAAATTAATTAAACTTTATAAAGAGATGTAGTAAAATATAAATTGGGTGGAACCCAGATATATTTGTGCTGTAAGAAAAGTCTTATGTAGATTGAGTAGAGGAAGGCACCTTAGGGTGTCTTTTCTTTTGTCCATTATATCCATTACGTACGCATTGATTTTTTATGTGCATTTGGTATAATTACTGTAATATTACTACAGTAATACCTTTTGTATATAATAAAAGAAGAGATGCTCTAACATCTCTTCAAGTAACTGCTACCGCAAGGTGAGTGGTTGCGACTAAATACTACTTTTTAGATTTAGAAGACTTCCCACGCTTGCGAGGCTGACGGGTGGTCTTCTTCTTTTTATTTTTAGAAGTAATTTTCTTAACCACGAAAACTACAAGTTCTCGTACAATCGTCTTAATTACCTCTAATACTATTTGAAGAAATAGATCCATTGGCTACACCTCCTTTCCTCATTAAATGAGAAAAGGACAGTCGTAACCGCCCACCCTACAATATACAGTTGTTCTTATTCTATCATACTAGTACAATCTCACCAATATAAAAAAACCACCATTACTGGCAGTCCTTTTTGGGTAGTTTTAGAGAGCTTAATTTTATTATATTTATATTATAATTAACAAATGAAAATTTCTAGGAGGGGAATTTTTACATAACATGTGATTTTTTATACCATGCTTTGTTGATACATTTAACCTTCTTATGTGTTGAGGGTTTAAAATTATCCCTTGGTGTAGCCATATCGTTAGAACATCCTGCGATATTTAAACAAAATGTAGCCAATAAAAACAATGATATTAATTTATTCAAATAATCACTTCTAATTCTTTTTTATTTTCGAACCTTTCATCTAATTCTACATTAGATGAAAGGTTCGAAAATATTCTTATAATCATAAGTTGTTAAATTAGTTTACAACGAGATAGAACTACCAAAACAAGCCCACCTATTTCCGTAGGTGGGCTATATCTTTATTACACAATACCAAATTATACTCTCATTTTTTCATATACTTTATGCAATTATACATATCCATAAAAAATGCACCAAATAAATATTACATGTAGTAAAATATAAATTGTGGATACATTCTATAAAGCAGATTCTTTTGAAAGACGTAACATATTGATCTCAAATCTCTTGATATTTTGTGAACTAACAAT